GAGACGGCTCGGCGTCCCGGTTGGTGTTGTCAGTGTTCATGTCTCGCCGCTCCTGATCCTTGTCGTTCTGTGTCATCTCAGCCGCTCCAGCAGGCCGCGAAGCGTGGCGACAGTCTCGGCTGACTCTGGCGTAAGTGCCGCGTAGCGGTCGGCGGCGTCGCTGATTGCCTCCCGCTCCGCGTCGGTGAGGCGCAGGCGGGCGATCTCGTCAGCCGCCCGCTCGCACAGGCGGTCTACGATCTTCGACGAATATGCCCTGTCTCGCAGCTCATGGACAATGTCAGCCATGGCAGAGTTCCAGCATGTCCACAGGGATCAGCGCCCTGATCTCACGCAGCAGATGCTCTGCCTCGTCGCCTGGGTCGCCATGCTTTAGGACGCTGCGGCATCGGTTGTCGATGGCCTCCAAAGCGGCCACTGCCCTGCTGCCGGCGAGCGCCGCATGGAACTCGTAGTCATCGTCTGGCAGGTTGTAGTTCAGACTCGCTCTCATCGCTCCCTCACAACGTAGACGCAAAACAGAATCCCAAGGATCATGATCCAGAACAGTTCGACGGGCATGTTGTCGATGGCGTTCATGGCCAGCTTGGGTACAGCAGCACGCCGCACCGCGTCTCCTGGTCCAGCACTTCAACCGCGGCCGTACGCGGGAATGTCGCGCCGACGAGATTGCACACCTCGTCATACGGCATCGCCGCCAGGACCTCGGCGTGAGCATCCGCCCAGGTCTGGATCGCCGCGTGATCGCAGGCGAAGCCTGGATCCTCCTCGCCGCAGTTCATCCAGATCCGCATGTCGAACCGTGGGTTGCGGATCATCACCATGTTCTCCCTAACGCTGGCCATGATGGACCTCCTTGGTGTCCTTGGAGTAACTGCACTCACCGGGGATCTCTCCCCAGGAATCAACCAGGCTCTTTCGGAGCCTTGCGACCTCGGCCTCTAGGCCGCGGATCACACTTGTCAGCGACCTTGCTCTCTGCTCCGAACGCTCCAGTTGCTCCGTCAACCCACTGCAGGTTTGCTGCAGGGAAGAGCAGTCCGTGCAGTTGCTCTGCGGGTCGAAGGAATTTGGACGGGGCGACGAGGGTGGGCATGGCGAACCCTCGCATGGAGTCATAGACGACACGCTCCTGCCAAGATCCGTCGCGGTCGATACTGCAGAGCCATACCCAGCAGCCGGTAATCTGCGACACATACACCCAGGCAAACGGGGCTTCTGCTTTTCGCAAGCCGGTGACGTCATCGACGAAGACGGTGTCATAGGGGAAGTCACTTGGGCTGGTGAACTCCAGGTTGCGGAGCTTGATTTCGATTGCCACCGCCGCCACCGCGTCTGGCGTTGGGCAGAAGTCCTTTTTGGGGTTGTGACCCTCTAGGACTAGCTTCACGCCGTGTGCGACCGCGCGCCCATGGTCTGTCCTCAGAGACTCCACCCACGCCCGCTCGGCCTTGTGGGCCTTCGCCAGGACGTTCAGAAACTTCTCCTTGCCCCAAGCCATCGTTGATCCTCCTGATCCGTGCAGCTCTCCGTGCAATCTCGTCCGGGCGGATGTCATCGCGGTCGATGTCCTCCCAGAACTCCGTGCTCAGCGGCTCCGACCGCCTAATGGACGACGCCCTCTCTTCGCAATCAGCAACCTGGTCAACCGTGACCCGGAATGCAGATGCGATGTCAGCGTGGGTACGATCCGGATAGCCAAGACTCAGGACGATCAGCCTGTCCCGGCTCGGCAGGCGGTGCCGGCGGAGCAGGGCGATCATCCGTTTGGCGACGTCCGGGCTCAGCTCCAGCGACTCCCATACCCTCCGTGTACTTTCGCGGTTGATGAACACACGCCTCCAAACCTCCGGCGCCACGGCGAGCGGAACGCCCGTAGAACCAATCCTTAACTCTTGTCCACCATGATCGCCTGGGCTCATAATGCTCCTCCTGAGCAGCAAACGGGAAAGCCTCCTCAATCCGAAAGACGCTCGCGATTTCATCCAGGGTGTCCTGCAGCAGAACGTCTACGTGCCTTCTCTCGCTGGAAGAAGGACCTCTGCCAGCCTTTGAGGCCCCGCTGTCGCAGGGCCCAGTCGATGTATCCATCGTCTAGCTCTCCCATGGTCCGGCCCGCCATCCGCCCACGCAGCGGGCAGCGGTACTCGCTGATGCATTTCTTGCGACCGATCTCAACGTCCTGGCCATGCAGCCGACCAGTGGCCTGCCCCTTCATGGCTCGCAGGCCTTCTTCGATGAGCTTGGCCTTGCGGACGTCTTCCGCTGCCTGGGCCAGCAGGTCCTCCGGAGACTCGGCGTCCTCGTTCTCGGCCGCGGCCTGACGGGCACGGGCGACAACCTCACCGTCCTCGTCGTCCTTGGCAAACATGTCCACCGCGGTGACGATGGATTGGTTCTCCACGCTGCCGGTGATGTCCACAACCTTGAACCACGGCTTTGTGCCGCCGGCGATGGAGAGCATCCTGGCAGCCACGCCTTCGATGCCTGGCGCCGTCAGCTCCTCTCGGCCGTCTACATCTCCCGGCGCAGGGCGGGTGGCCCGGCCGATGACCTGCTTGAACAAGACCCGGCTCTTGGTTGGCCGGAACATGAAGATCGTCCGCGTGACCGGGGCGTCGAACCCCATGGTCGCAATCTGGCAGTTGCACAGCAGGTCGATCTCTCCGGCTCGGTAGCGATTGATGATCATCGCCCGCTCTTCGTCTGGCTGGATCGCCGTGTTGCCTACGATGAAGGCAGCACGCATCCCATACGCAGACTCGGCAAGCTCTGCCAACGCCTTGGCCGAACGCACGCCCGGAAGGAAAGCCAGGGCGGAGCCAACCCGCTCCTTCTGGACAATGAGGCACATCTGGTGAAGCTGCCGGCTGGCGCCGAGCACCAGGTCCAGGTCGCCGGCAGCGTAGTCACCACCCGTCACCCGCACCGCGGACATGTCAAGGCTCTCCACCCTGACGGTCTTGGCCTTTGGAGCGAGGCACCACGCGTCCTCAATGCCACGCTTCAGGTCGTACTCAAATGCAACCGTCTCGTAGAAGTCCATGAGCCGCTTCCCGTCCATGCGGAACGGCGTTGCGGTAAAGCCGATGACGATGCCGCCGTGCTCCTGGAACTCACGGAGCATTTCCAGCACCGCTGGCGAGAACTGCGTGTGAGCCTCGTCAACGATGATCAGCCGGTGCCCCAGGAATCGCTTGTATCGCTTGGTCTTGCCGGCCAGCAGCGATTTGACGCATGCCACGGTCACGCGGTGGCCAAACCAACTCGCCCATTGGTCTGCCATCTCCACGCCGGCACGCTCGCCTGTCACGCGGTCAGCGGTGTCTGCACACTGCCAGACCAACTCACGCAGCGGTGCGATCACCAGCACCTTGCTATTGCTGCACATGCGGGCCAGCAGGGAGAACACCACGGTCTTCCCGGCACCCGTGAACAGCACCGCCAGGATGGCCTTAAAGCCCTGGGCGATGGCTGCAAGAATCCGCTCGCAGCACTCCTCCTGATAGTCTCTCGCCTTCATCGTCATCCTCCTTGTGTGGCGGCGACGCCGGGGGCATCCCGCCCCCAGCGCCGCATGTCCTCGCCAGCCGGCCTCATGCCAGCCTCATCCCTGAGTCAGAACGCCTCGGCTTCCTGACGCTCCCGGGCTCCTCCCAGCAGCGTGACCTCACGGACCTGCAGGCCCGTGTGGGTGCGCTTCTGACCGTCCTTCTCGTAGTTGCGGCTCTTGAGCGAGCCAGTGACACAGACAGTCTTGCCGCGGACCAGGTACTCCGACACCTGGCCGGGTCGCCAGTAGTCGCAGTCCAGGAACAGGACCTCACCGTCCTTGCGGCCATTCACGGCGATGGCGAACGAGGCGACCTCGTTCTCACCGACCATCTTGACCTCGGCATCCCGCGTGAGATTGCCGACAAACGTGCAGACATTCACTCCACTTGCCATCGTCATGCCTCCTGGAAACGGGTGGAAACCAACGCACTCATCCGATCAAACACGGCTGGATCACAAACACGCTCGCTCACGCGGAGCTTGATGCGGTCCAGCGTCTTCTGGGCATCGGCCTTGCTCTTGGCCTTTTCGATCTCGCCCTTCGCCAGAGCTTCGATCTGCAGGCTCTTGTCAGTCCGCTGCGCTTTCACCGGCGCCTCGGCCTTGACCTTCTGGCCGTCGTCGTCGTCCTCTGCCCAGGCCCCAACGAGGCCCAGGAGCAGATACTTCTTGGCGTAGGTGAAGGCAGACCCAAGGGACTGCATGTCCTCACGTACCGCACCAGCCTTGTCCACGCCCAGGTAGATGGGGCAAAGGCTGGTAATGAACTGGCCCGTCGCATGACGCAGGGTCCCAACGGCCACCCACTCCCCGTTGATGCGTGTCAGCACCACGTTTGGGATGGCAAGGCCGTTGGAGTTCAGGGCCTCACGCAGGGCCTCGCAGATGTCGGAGTACCGCATGTAGCGATACTTGCCGAACGTGTTGTTGCCGCCCTTTTCGACGGCAGGGAACTTCGCCTGGGCTGCAATCAGCCCCTTCACCAGATCAGTCGTATCCGGGCTGCTCGTCAGGCCCGGCAGTCCATGGTCAATCATCATCGCAGTCCTCCTCTGAAAAATGCTGGAAACTCCAGCTCCATCTCCTCGTCGTCCTCAGGTGCCCTGTACTCGCCCAGCTGTCGTCGCAGCCGGATCTGGTCCAGGGTCACCTTGATCTCGTCGCGTGCCGCCTCCACCAGCTCCTCAGGCAGCGTGATGACACGCACCCGGAATGGCCGGCTCGTCTGGGCGAAGACAAACTTCAGCTGGTGGTAATCCCAGCCGCACGCCATGGCCGCGTCCACGTACCAAGCGGCTTGCCACAGGTAGCCGTATGAGTCGCAGGACCTCCAGAGGTCCCGCCAGTCGCTGCTGGTGGTCTTGTAGTCCCAGAGAAACTCCGGGGTCACGCCATCCGCCAGGGCCTTTCGCATGTGGCCATGCGGGTCCGTGTAGCGGAACGTCGCCTGCATATCCTTGGTGTTCTCAAGGATCTCCCTAGCCGCCTTGTTGCGAAGCGTGTTCTGGACAATCCGCTGCAGCTTGAACCACTCGTCATCGCTGAGAACAGCCTTGCCTCCCTGCTGCTCCTTCCACTCGGTGTAGGCCTTCCCTCTGCGGGCTCCGTTGGACAGGACGTCATCAGGAGGGACGACATAGCGATCTTCCAGGCGAACGCCAGCAACCGCCATTGGGATTGCCCGGTCAACGAGCGATCCAAAGTCGGTCCCTGCGTTTCCGCTGAACAGTCGTTCACCATTGTCAAGCGCCTCCTGGGCTAGGCCGCCGCCCTTGAACACGGAGTGGGCGTATGACCGCGTGATGTACCCGTCGTCCAGCCGGTAGGCCCGGTCGATGGCGTCTTGGTCCAGCAGCTTGCCGGTTGTGGAATCCAGGCAGCCTGGGGTGTACGATCCAGTTATGACGGTCATCGGACGATCTCCCTGAGGCAGACGACGGCCTGGCGAGGGAAGCCGATGACAAGCAGCGTCAAGGCGACGCCGCAGAGAAAGAGGGCAGAGGCGGCCAGAATGCCAAGCCTCAGGGCAACGCTAGTCAACTGAGCTAGTTGCCCGGAGTACTTGACAGGGCCGCAAATTACGCAACTGTCAGGTGCCATCATGCTACTCTCCGATTTCGCGAAACGCTACGCCACCCGTGTTGGCGCTTCTTCCGGCTATTTGGAGCAGCTTTTGGTGTTCACCAAGCGGCTGCCCTGGCACGTGGAGGAAATCACCGTGGAGCAGGTGGACGAGTACCTCACTCAAGCGTTGAGGGGTCTTGCCCCCCAAACAGTCGCTAATCACCGCAGGCTCCTCACAACCCTCATGCGTGATGCGACCCGCAATGGAGTGAACACTTGTATAGCACGGCCGTTCCGGCGCGTCAAGGTGCCCAGGCCGGTTCCACGGGCGCTCTCCCACGCGGAGATCAGGGCGGCTGTCGAAGCTGCTCGCCAGACCAAGGGTCATTTCCGTGACCTCCGAAAAGCCGACTTCCTTGTCGCGTGGTTCTTGACGGCCTACTGCACAGGCCTGCGTGCCGGCGACCTGCTCGCAGCACGTTGGGATCAAGTTCGCGGCCGAAGAATGTACGTGCGTCAATCCAAGACGTCAATGCCCCACGTGGCGCTTTTTACCGACGAGGCGTTTGATGCGTGCAAGGCTCTTCCGCACCGCCCCCGCATCTTCGGTGACTTCGCCGCGCTCAATACGATCCAGCAGTGGGTGAAGGCGTGCATGCTGGCGGCAGGCTTGGAAGCCAGCACTAAGTTCTTGCGTCGCTCGGCGGCGACCTACGCCAAGGTGCAGGGCAAATCGCCCAAGGCCGTGCTGGGGCATCTGACGGAAGGCCTCGCGGAACGCAACTACGTCGATCAGCTCCTGTATGAAGAGGAGGCCGGCATCAACGGCCAGCCGTTGCCGGCGGTGCTCGGCTAGGTGTCGTTGCGATACCCAGGTCGATCAGATGCTCGCGGGAAGTTGGCTGTGCCGGGAGCACGCCGCAGCCGCTGGTCGTCGCGGAATGCTGGCAGTTGAGCGTTGCTGGCACGCCGCGGCCCACCATCGCCCTTGCGCCATACGCCGACGTCCTTGCCGCGGCGGTACTCAGCGACCGACACGCCGAGGCGAGCCGCCTCCTCTTCCTCAGAGTAGGCCGCCGCCTCCTCAAATACGTTCCGCAGCCGGCGGATGTTGTCCTCTCGCTCAGGCATTGGTCACCCCCAGGATCGCCATCGGATCCTCTGCGGCCTTCTTCCTCTCGCGGGCCTTCTTGGCAGCCTCGCTCTGCAGGATGCGATACAAGAGGTACTGCCGCTTCTCCTGTGGGGAGAGCTTCGCCAGCTCCTCCGGCTTGATGAACAGGTTCTCGTAGGTGCTCATGCCCTTGGCCTGGTCCAGCAGCTGGTTCAGCGTCGTCCTCGCTGCGAGCCTGGCGGTGCGCTCCTGGTCAACGTCCTGCACCTTCATGCCGGTCAGTGCGTTGAACAGGAACTTGGCCGCACGCTCCTGAGGGCCGATTCGCTGGTCCATAAGCTGGCGAGCCGCGCCGACGACGCGCGATCCACCGGGGGCGTTAAAGACGATCTGGTCCAGGAGCCGGCCGCCAGGGAGGTCGTACTGCTCCGCCAGCGAGTACAGGTCAGACAGCTGTCGGCCGCTGTAGAACTGGCGGTTGGTGGCAAGCTCCAGCGGGGCCTTCAGGAGTGGGTTTGTCTGGCCAAGGATGTTCTGGCCGGTTTTGGTAAGCGTGTCTATCAGCCTGCCCGTCAGCGTGTTGCCCGTTCCTGGCGTGAACAGGTTCAGCAGGCCCTCATGCGGCAGGTCAATGTTTGTTAGGACTCGCGAGATGCCTGGGGTGTCAACGCCAAGCAGCGGGAACGACGGGTCGATTGGGATCGCCGCCGACTGCCGCAGGTACTCAGGCGTAAAGCGATTCTCCGATGGCTCGGTCAGTCGGTTGATCGTCCTGATGCTCTGCCCCATCAGGCCTGATGGATTGGTGAGCAGCTCCTGGGCGACGAGCGGCGTGATGCCCTTGGTGTATGAGTAGAAGGGCACCAGCCGCTTCAGAATGTCTCGCTCAAACGCGGTAAACGCCTCAGGCCGATAGTTGATCTGCGTCAGGTCAGCGACTGCCTTGGCTGCAGCGGGGGCGTCCCCCTTGCGGACGCGCGTCAGGTAGGTGCCGATGCGATTGAATGCGTCACTGCCCTCCGCGGCCCGGTCGCCAAGTTCTAGAAGCCAGTTGGCGTTGCCCTCGGAGGTGCGCAGCGATCCGAGATTCCAGGGAACTGGACTCCTGCGGATACGCCCGCCCATGCCCTGAAAGATTGGGCCCGCGCCGCCAGGAAATGTCTCGCGGTATGTCAGGTTGCTTGCTTGGCGACCAAGGTCGTCAGAGACGCCGCCTGAAGTTAGACCCTCAGCGCCTGAGTCAGACAGAAACTTGCGGACCCTGGCTTCCGCGAGTTGCTCCGCGCTTGGGCGCATGCCCGTTGGAAACAGCTCGTCGGCGCCATAGCCCGGCGCGGATGAAAGCCTGCGGGCCAGAGGGGCGTAGTTCCCTCCCTTGGCCTGCACTGCAGCGTACGCGTCCAGCGGGTTAAATGCGCCCTGCGTGAGGCCGGCAAATCCGCCAGAGTACATGTCGCGGTTGTAGCGGGCTGGCCATAACAACGCGAGCGACTTAAACCGCTGCGTGTAGTCGTCAATGACCTTGAGCAGTCCGGTCGCCTCTGCCGGTGCCCTGGCAGTCACCAGCCGCGTGTTCATCCGATCAACGAGATCGCGAGGGAACGAGTAGTTCGTCAGCAGCTCTTCAGGGTCAACCCCCATGCGGCTGGCAAGTGCCTGCACTCCGGACGGGATGGCGTTCTCGTCAGCGCGTGAGACGAACCCAAGAGTCCCCAGTGCGTCGGCTGGCGAGTAGGCGTTTCCGCCAGGCACCATGTCGATGTGCCGATTGATGGCGTTGCCGGCAAGCTCGTCCAGCAGCGTATCTGCGACAGCCTCTCTCCGCGAGGTGTTGCGGATCGCCGTGTACAGGTCGTTGAGCGAGTTGCCGTACCGAGGCAGTTGCTCAGTGGAGTACTGCAGAGGCGCCCGGCGAATGCTGTCGGCTAGGTCAATGTATGCCTCTTGGCGCCGCATCTCCGCGGCCAGCAACTTGTCGCCTTCATACCTCACGCCCTTGCGGGAAAGCATGTAGTCGTATGCGTCTTCGCCGCGAGCGATGGGGGCAAAGTCAGAGGCGTTGGTGGACAGCCAGTCCTTCAGCACCCGTTCGGCCTGGTCGTTCGCCGTGACATTGCGGAGCTGTTTAGCCAGGTCCGGATCCTGGTACATCTTGTTCAGGACCCAGCGAGGGAAGGCGAGCGTGTAGTCCCTGCGGCCGGCCGTCGATGCGCCGCCAAGAGAGGCAACGGCCGTGTCCTTGAGCGGGATCGGCTTTGTTCCTTCAAACCCACGGGCGTATCGCGGGCGGGCAGGCTCAACGCGCTGGCGAAAGAAGTAGTCGATGTCGTTAGGCGGCGTCAGTCGCTCCAGCGGAATGCCGAGACGCTCGGCGTTGGCTATCGACTCTCGCGTAAAGTCATCGGCAAGCTGCCGGACCCTGCGAGCGCCTGGCACGTTGTCGAACATCTGCAGGAGTTCGTCTGGGATCTGGTCCAGCTGATTCTCCATCAGATTGCCGAATGCGTCGGCAACTTCTGCAGACCTGCCAAGCCCGGGCTGGATGGCTTCAAGGTCGCGCTGGAACGCGACGTCAGCAGCAGCGATGCGAGAATTCGCGGCCCGCTCCGCAAGCTGCTCGGCACGCGTCACCTTGCGGCCAAACATCTGGCCGGGCTCGTCTGTGAACTGCTTTACCCGCCCGTCGAACATTGCCTGGGCCGTACGCAAGACGGGTCCGATGACCGGCGTGGCTCGCAGGTTGGTGCCAAGCCAGTCGCTGCCGCGGGCGAGGTAGTCGCCAACTGTGGACCCGTACATGTCGAACGCGTCATCCACCAGGCCTGGGAACCGGAGTGCGTTGCTGCGGGTCAGCGGGCTTTCCCAGAGTTCATCCGTCCCGCCTGCCTGGTTGAAGGCACGGCGGGCGGCATCCAGGGCCTCCCTGCGGGCCGTGTCTTCAGCGGACACCCGCAATGCAGTGTCGTCCAGGGCTCGGCCGGCCTGCCCGGCAGCCTCCTCGGCCATGTCGTCTGCAAGCGTGCGTGGCGTGCTGCCGCGGAGAAACGTCGCCACTCCCGTGTTGGGTACAGCCCCAGTCTCGGCGGCGCGGGCGGCGCGCAGCACCAGGTCGTCGCCGGCCGTGCCCATGAGCCCAGCCCTGGTTGCGGCCTTGGCTGCGGCCGTGCGAGCGCCTGTTCCCAGAACGGCGGTCAGGCCAAGCGACGCGTATGTCAGTGGGTCCAGCAGAATCTCTGCACCCAAGCCTCCGCTGAAGTTCGCCCAGTTGTCATCCTCACCTGCGAGGCCGTACTGCCTCAGAAGCTCGCGGCCCGTGACGCGATCCTCGCTTGTATCCCACAGGGCCGACACGGCCTTGCCAAGCCCGCCTGACAAGCCGCCGCGGACGACAGCCCCAGGGGTGTCAAGCAGCCACCCAATCGCAGAAAGGCCTGACGAGCCCTGGTTGGCCAGCTCGCGGAGGAGAGAGGTCTTCTCTTCCTCCGGCATCAGGTCCGCGAGGGTGCGGCGCTTACGTAGTGGCGCTATGCCAAACGGGTCAATGTCGTCATCGTAGATGTCGAACAGAGGGGACTGCGACATGACGCCTATCCCACAAACCCGCCGTCTCCGCCATCTCCGCCTGGCGCAGTGGCGCCTGAGGGGGGCATGACGAGAGGCCTGTAGCCGTCTCCGAACATAGGATCAATAATTGACGGAACTTCAGTTACAGGGTCATATCCATTATCAATGAGTGCCTGCCTGGCGCGCGATCTTGCGATTTCAGGAGAGGCGGCGTTCCTCGCGGCCGTTGCGGCCAGTTTCCTTCCGTCGCGCACGCGAACGTCGGCTTGCAGCTGCTGCTGAATGCGCAACGCCTCAACACCTGCTGCGCCTTCGTTAAATCCCTGCCCGGTCGCCACCCGCAGGCCAAGCGCAGACAGCTCTTCATTGCGCCTGGCCTGCACATCAAGCGGCGTGGCTCCGCCGATGTCACCTCCGGTAAGCCTGTTTGCCAGAACCTGGTTTTGCCAGTCCTGCGGCATCATGCTCAGTGCGTTTGTATAGGCGATGGTTCCGCCAGGCCCGCCTGTCGGCTGGCCGCCAGCAAGCATGGCATTCCGGCGAACGCGTTGCACGCGCTCCAGCTTGTCGCTTTGCGAGCGAGTGGCTGCCATGTCCCGCAGCGGCTGGAAGGATGCCTGCGACCCCATGGCAATGTCGTTGGACGGATCGTCGTCCGCTTTGCTTGCTGCAACGCGGGCTTCAACAGCCGCCCTGGCCTCTTCGACTGGGATGCCGGCCTGCTCGGCAAGAGCCTTTAGCCGCTGGTTGATGGCGAACGGCGTACCGCCCTGTGCGCCACCCCAGTCTGCCGGGCGGGTGCGGTTCGCACGGGCTGCTCCGTCCGCAGTGTACTTGTATACGCGGCGAGGGCGGCCCGTGACGTCATCGACCGTAACCTCGTCGTAGCCTCGCTCCACAAGGTCCGGCCTCTTGCCTGGCACGCCAGGTCGGCCTTCGACATTGCCCTCAGGCTGGGCGTTCTCCATGTACCTAACGCCGGTTGGCGTCTGCACCGGGATGAAACCCCTAGCCATCATGTCGCGGTCGCGCTGGGAGTACTCGTACGCTCCCTCAGTAGCAACGCCTCCCTCTCTGGGGAGAGAGCGGGCGTTGTAGGCCGCAGCCTCGGCGTCACTCATTTCCCGCGACACTCGCGTGGGCACACCGCTGGCATCGTTGACGCCGGGAACGGTGGAGTTGGGGTACATCCTCTCGCTGCCCTGTCCGCCACGCAGGCGAGAGTCAAGCTCGGCGCTGGTGCTCGTCGTCCCTTCTCGCACGCCGCGGGACACTTCCACCTGAGCCTTGGCCCACGCGTCCTCAGGCTTCATCCGCATCTCCTGCACGTAGTACGTGGCAAGCGAACGGACCTTGTCAGGATTCAGCCCCTCAGAAACGGGGCGGCCTGCCCACGGATCATTGACGCGAGGCCGCGGAGCGGATGCAGAAGCGCCTCCGCGGCCGGGGCCCCGCATCAGTGCGAGCTGGGCACGCTGCCAGGCCTCCTCCGGCGGGATGCCGGGCATGGTGGCGGCAACTTCAGCGACGCGGGCCGGATCAAGCCCAGGCTCCACAGGAGGCATGCCTTGCGACGAGGCCGGCGATCCGAACGGAACCTCTCTGTCTGCCGGAAGCGGCAGGCTGGCACCAGATGTGCGGCTTTCAGGACGAGCGGCAGGGCGAGGTGCTTGCGACTGTGCGGCGGCACGCTCTCGCCGCCTCCAGGCGTCCTCTTCTTCCATCTGCGCCCGTTGGCGTGCATTGCCAGGGTCATAGCCTTGCTGGCGGAAGTACCCTTCCATGGCTACCTGCCGCTGTTCGCTGCGTGAGTACTGCGGCACCTCACGCTCGGCCATCTCAACGGCCATCTCTGGGGTATACGCCCCAGGGTTCTCCATCATGATCTGGTCGGCACGCTCTTCGACCGAAGCCCTGCGGTCCCACACAGGATATGTGTGGAAGCCGTGCGGATTCTGGCCTGGCGTCGTCCACTCGTCAGGGCGCACAACGGAGCCTGGGATGTCCCTCAGGATGTCGTCTCGTCCGAACAGCTCCCGGGCCATGCGAAGGCGGTCGCGCTCCACCTGGGCGCCCCACGTTGCCTCGTCCATCCATCCGGCCGGCATGGCTATCTCCCGTAACGCTGACCAAGGATCCGACGGATCGCATCTCGCTGGTTCTCGCTGTCCAGCATGATCTCTGGGTCTTCAGTAAAAATGTCCGTTGCGCTGGGGGCGGCGTCCCGTATGTCTAAAGCCATTGCCGCAGCGATGCCGGAAACGTCATCCACCACTGGGGCGAAGTTTATCTCCCCGGTCATCTTTCCCAGGGCTTCGCCCATCTCCTGCCGCACGGCGCGTCGCTCGGCTGCACGCTGTTCATAGTCAGCGAACACTTCCTGCTCTTGCCGCATTCGGTCGCCGTACTGGCGGGCTGCCTCGCCAATCCCAAGCGCAGTCAGGCCGCCGGCCGCTGTCCCCAGTGCTGTGGTGCCCAGAGCCCCTGCGACAGCCTTGGCCTGGGCCCTCTGTCGCTCTGATGCGGCCACCTTGGCGAGCTTTTCGGCACGGGCATCGTCCGCCGCCTGGAACGCCAGGGCCGCCACCGACTGGGCTCGCTGCTCTGGGCTCAGCCTTTCAAGCCTTGCGGCCATAAGGGCATTAGACCGGATGGCGTCCAGGGCCTCGGAGGTCGGACCGTCCGCCGCCTGCATGGCCGACTCGCCAGCGGACGTCATAACACGCTGCTCGGCCCAGGAGCGGGGGCCTCCGATTGCGGCGTACTCCACCGACACCGGATCCAGCGCGGCTCGCGGCACATCGACCTGAACCTGCGGCGGACCCTCAAGTGCCTCCAGGCGGCGGGCGAGGTCGTCGATCATCTCCTGGGGACGGCCAAAATGAATGGCGTCCTTCAGGGCGGTGCGCGCAAGATTGATCGCCCGCTGGTCGGTTGCAGCCTCCTGGCCCATGCGGCGCAGGAAAGACGATACTGGGTCAGCCACGCTTCTTGTCCTTCTTGGAGGATTCGTCGTCCATGGCGATCTTGCTCACGGACCCGCGCTTCTCTTCCTGGAGATCGGCGTTGGCGAGAGGGTCGTTCTCGTCCTGGCCCAGCTGATCCAGGACCTCCTTCTCTTCCTCGCCGTCTGTGGCGGACATGAGCTGCTGAATGATGCGTGCCATGGCGGACTTGGTGAGGTCGCCTGGGATTGCAACGCTAAACTTGGTTTGCTTGGCCATGATTACCTCAAGAGTCCTCCAAGAAGATTCTCCACTAGCCCAAGGGCTGCACCTTGCCTCTGCATGGCGTCGGACTGACGGCCATACGCACTCTGCTGCTGCAGCCCAGCGAGGGCCTGTGCATACTGTTCGTTTGCCTGCTGTCCCTGCAGCTGAAGCCCTGCGGTGTAGGACCCCTGTTGCAGGTTCTGCGAATACGCATCCGCGACGGCGTTTGCCATCTCGCTTGCGCCTTGTATGCCGGCCTGGTTCATCTGAGCGCCGCCAACGGATAGGCCTGGGCGGATCAGGTTGCCTCGCTTGAGGGCACCACGCGGGTCGCCAAGAGCAAGGGCCTGCGCTTGCTGGTTGTTGAACGCAGCCTCCATCTGCTGCGGGCTGATGCCAACTGGCGGTTGCGTGTGCAGGTTTACGTTGTTCACGTGAACAGACCCTGTAGGAGCGGACTGACCGTGCCAAGCCGCGAGCTGGCTAGTTGACGACGCTGCGACTCTGCCTGCGCCATCTGCTGAAGGCCAGACAGCGCCAGCTGCTGCTGAGCCTGCATCTTCTGGAGTTCAAAGTCGCCGGCCGCCTTGCTCGCCGCAACGTCGAACGACGCCGCGTTGGCGTCCCCGGCTGCGTTGAGAATGTCCTGCTGGTGCTGCCCATAGGAGGCGTACGGAGACTGCATCCGCAGGCCGGAAAGCGCATCAGATCGCTGCTGCTGCGTATATGGGGCCGGCGGATTGAAGCCAGAGTTGTAAGTAAGCATTAGTAGGGCCTCACCGCCGTGGCCATCCGCCGTGGCCGCCTATCGTCCCCAAGGATTCGCGTGCCGGAAATGGACCGCCGTGGCTGCCTCATGCGATCCGCCGCATAATCTTCTTCCAGCATCCGCGCGGAAGGCCCGCGGCCGAGCATGCCCCTCACAACCGGATCGGCGTCCTGGCGGAGTCCGTCAAGAATCAGGCCAATCTGAGATGACGCACCGGCGAACCCACTGTTAATGCCATCAACTGCCGCGCCAAATCCATCGCGAAGCTGTCCCATGGACGAACCAAAGCCGCTGCCGAGCTGCGACGTAACCTGGTCAAGCCCGCGACCCATGTCATTCCCAAAACCCGCCAGCTGGACCTGCGTTGCCGCGTTGCTTCGGCCCATCCTGCCTGCGGCATCTCGGTAGCCGTGTCGCATATCACCCGTCATGCCGCCAAGCTGGGCCTGCGTGATGTTGTATGCGTTACCCATTTGCGACGCCGTATCGCCAAGGCCAGCACCCATCCCTCCTGCAAGTGAGCCGAGTTGCGACTGGGCGCCCCCATATCCGCTGGCAAGCATGGCAAGCAACTGCGACTGGTCTGACGGAGCGCGGTTCTGGGCAGAGTAAAACTGGTCCATGCCACGCCCGGCAGAGCCGTACGCGTCACCAGCCAGGCCGCGCAAGCCCAAGAGCGACTGCTGGAGCATTGCCGCCGGCTGGCTACGCGACGAGTCATGCTGCGAGTTGGCGGAATTCATGCCAGCCGTGAAGTTTGACGTTAACGCTTGAGAGATGTCTGGCGACATGGCGTTGCGCTGCAGGGCATCAAGCCCGCCGAACGTCTGCCCCGCAAACATCTCCGGGCGACCGCCGCTGGCCCGCGTGGCCTGGACATTAAGCCCGCCACCGCCCGCAGCGCCGCCGTAACTGCCGCTCGCAATCGGACCGCCAGGCCCAGTGGCCGAAAAGCCCCCGTCTCCGGAGGAGCCGTACTCGTCTCTAAGCGACACGTTGGAATCGGAGAACAGGCTGGCGTTTGCCAGCCCCTGGCCGGCAGACGAGTAAGCAGCTCCAAGCTGGCCCAGCGCAGAATTGCGGCCGACACCGTAGCTAGAGAGGGCCTGCTGATTTGCCATTGCCATGTCTGCCATGGCCTTGTTGTAGGCAGACTGATTGGCACTCCACGCCCCCAATGCAGCGTTTGCGTTAGACCCGTAGGCCCCAAGAGCCGCAGAGCCGATGTTGCCAAGAGCACCCTGCCGAGCAGCCTCTGCCATGGCGTTGGCGCCGGCGATGTTGGACCGCTCATTCGCCGCGGCAGTCGCTGCGTTTCCAAGGGCGTTGGCATAGGAGCCGTACGCGTTGGCCGCACTACCGCCAAGCGAGCCCATGCCCTGCGTGTACCCGGTGTAGGCGTTCCCAAGCCCGCTGGTATAGGCCCCCTGAGATCCGGCCATGGTATTGGCAAGCGAGCCAAGGCCCTGCATGTACCCGCCGTAGGCGTTGCCAAGGTTGGCGCCGTACGCAGCGTTGTTGGTGGCCGCACTAGCCCCAAGGCCCCCAAGCCCTTGAGCGTAGTTGCCGTAGGAGCTGCCCAGGCCCTGAGAGTATCCGCCGTACGTTTGGCCGATGCCGCCAGCAAGTCCGGCATACGCGCTTGCAAGAGACGGCGCCGCAGAGGAGTAGGCGTTCTCAATGGCGCCCGCAAACGAAGCGGGCTGCGAGAACAGCGTGGACAGGATCTCTGCCTGCGCGGCAGGGCGGCCCTGATTGGATGCGGCGTTCGCCATGGCGGTCGCCGTGGCCTGCTGGCCGCGTAGGGCGTTATCAGAATCCCTGTTCTTGGCGTCAACAAGTTGCTGCAGAAGGTTGTTGATCATGCATGGCTCCTACCTATAAGTGTCCCTGGTCGGCGGTTGGCGTCATATCCACCGAACGTCAACGATGGTGCTGTTTCCGCTGCGTTCCAGCTGGCATTGGTCGTTGAGTCTGTATTCCGGAATTTCCACAAACCCAGCAATCGGCGCCCGCGGGTCAGGCGGCGGGAATCGCGGGTCTTGCCCAGGCCTGCCGTCCCGGCCATTGCGGCCATCTCTCCCAGGAGGGCCTGGGATTGGCGGCGGCCAGAAAACGCCAACACCTCCAGGAGGAACTTCAGGGCTTACGCCTGCTGGCCCTGCAGGCCCAACACCGCCAGGCGACCCGGCCGGGCCTGGGGCCCCGTCGCGCCCGTCGCCTCCGTTTAGGCCGCCCAACCCAGCTTCGCCGCTAGAACCAGAAAGCCCTGCGGCACCAGGCGCACCGGCGGGGCCTGCTGAACCGACTGAGCCAGCCGTTCCGGGCGCGGGGAAGTTGTTAATAGTGGTTGCATTGACATTGTTAGCGGTGACCGTGTTGTGCTGCGAGTTGTCAATGTAGGTGTTTCCGCCTATATGGAACGTCGGCCCACCGAACGTGTTAAAGGTGCCGAACTCCTGCGATAACGGAAAGTTAAATTGGTCGCCAAGGTAGGTGTGCTGATGCCAATCGCCAAGGTTCATGCCAGGTATCTCAACAACCCCCGCGTCCCTTCCTGGAGGGCCCTGAATCTCGCGGATCTCACTTGGGCCCGGAAGGATTGGGCGGACGGGGCCCGGGTCCCACGGCGGTGCGCCAGGCGCACCGGGGATGTATCCTCCGCCAAAGCCGGCGCCGTACACGCCGTTGCGCTGAGGCTTGGCCATGCCGGGCTCAATTGTGACTGGCCCGCGGTGGACGATTGGCTGCGCGCAGTTGCCAAACGTCTGCATCAATGACTGCAGCATCTGCGGCGTCATCTGGCTGCCTGCCGAGCGCGCTAGGGCCGGCATGTTTTGCGTGTTGAATCCCATTAGCCAACACCGTCAATGGATATGCCCCGCACCACCACCGGCTCGCTCGCCGTGCCTGACAGCATTGCAGCCATGTGCCTGTCGCCTCCGGACGACTGCGGGTCAGGCTGTCGTCCTGAGTAGCTTGCCCTAGCCACTCCGCTGGCCTGCCCAAGAGAAGATCGCGTGAGCTTCATGTTAAGCGTCGCCCCGCCGCCTGAAGACGCCACAAACCCGCCGCCGCGGTCGCTGGCGATGGCGTTCGGCCGGGGCGTGGGCGAGTTGTTGTACGACAGATCCAGCGACAGCGAGGAGTCGTTGGTTGTCGGCTTGTAAAGCACCGTAATGCTGCGACTTCCGCCATCGGACGAAAGCGGCAATTCCGGGGACCGATAGGAGTACGGGATGCTGGCACCGCTGTCCGACGAACCGGACTGCTTGAGAATGGTGCCCGCAGAGGTCCCGTATAGCGGGGTATTGCGTCCGGAGAGTTCAGCGCAACATCCAGCCGTAACGGCCGTCGTAAACGTCTCCTCCCACCATGCTTTGGTAGCTACGCAGTAGCACAACGCCCTTCGCGTTCCGGTGTCGCCGGCCTGGCGGTAGAAAAATCGCACCACACGTGCGCCAGCGTCTACCTGCACGTGGAACGTATCGGCGGCGCTGAAGTCGATGACGCCGTCCCGCCAGTAGTTGTCGATTGGCACGGAGACTGGCTCTTCGCTCTGGCCGTCGTAGGCGTACATGCCGTATGAGTCAACCATGAACGCGGAGCCGCCGAGCACGCCCCAGCACCGACTGTTCAAAATACCGCGGTACGCTCCAAGTACGACGGCGGCGTCCACTGCCGGCTGCGCGACGTAGCTCAGGCGGTACAAGTGCGACGTCTGCACCAACAGGAGCGACGGTCCAAGTGGGACCAGTGCGGCCAGTTTGTCCGGCTCCCCCGTGTTCTCTTGGATGATCATCTCGTTCTCTGGCGGAACCGATTCCGGCTCGTCGATCTCAGAAAACAGCAGTGCGTTGGGCCGCACGCCAGTGCTGTCCACGCCGTACCATGCGCGGTCCTGGAACATGCAGGCCACTTGAAACTCGCCGGGAGGAACCGCAAACCGCCTGGCGTTGAGCTGCCCGGACGGCAGCGTGACTGGCATCAGGCCGTAGCCATCACGGGACGGGCTGGACAGCAGGCCGTCCGACAGGGCGTCCACGTACGGCGTGAGCCCGGCGATTGGCAGCGTCGCCACGCGGAACAAGATCACAGACTGGTCCGCCGTCGTCCGCCACAGCTCCACTCGCGTGGCCCGTGAGTCGGCATGGGTGGTGTCAATGGTCCACGTAATCGAACCGCCTCCAGACGCGACGGTAACCTCCGAGAGGTCAGAGATTGACGAAGGCACCGGCCCTCCGCGGTCCGGCGGCGTATCGTCCAGGTAGCGAAAGCAGCAGCGGTACTTTCCGCGGATCATGGGCCGCATGGTCGCAGAGGCTCTCGCAGTGGTGTCCATGATGGTCGCTGTAGGCGGCGTTGAGTACGCCCCTCCCGCGAGCACGGTGACGCCAGTGACTCTCCCGGTGGAGTCCACGCTGCATGTGAGCGCTGCGCCGCCGCCCGTGGCGTCCTGTTTGGCAGGAAGGACGCTAATGATGGGTGGAGTCATGTAGCCGACTCCGCTATTGGCTACCGTGACGCCGGACACAGAAAAGAACTGGTCCACATCAAACAGGCGAACGGCGTCGGCACCACGGAGCGACAAGGTTACGCCATCCTGCGTGCATCCAGTACCGGCAGAAGTGACGACGACGCCCTCAAGGTTTGTTGTGGCGGACACCACAATGCGAGCATACTGCGAGGTGAGCCCGTTTGTGTTGTGCCACTGGAGGACAGATCCTGTGGAAGCGCCGCTAAAGGTATAAGCGGTTGCAGACGCTGAGTGAGCCGGCGAGCCTCCACTGAAGGTTACGGAAGGGCTTGCTGTATACCCACTGCCGGCATGCGTGATCAGCACCGCGCCAACGCGAGTGTCCGTGCTGGCCGTGCCAGACGCGCCCGTTCCACCTCCGCCGGAGAACGACACGGAAGGCGCGCCTGTGTACCCGCTGCCACCGGAAACCATGTACACGGTCCCAACCGCCGTGCCTGCGAGGTCGCACGTGGCTGCAGCTCCAGTGCCGCCGCCGCCGGAGAACGACACTGTAGGGGCAGTGCTGTACCCAGTGCCTCCGCTTACACTGACGCCGGCCACAACATTGTACAAAACTGCTTCCGCCTGCGCTCCAGTGCCGCCGCCTCCGGAGATAGATACGGTGGGGGTTGCGGCATAGCCCTGACCTCCAGTGGCGACCCGCGCGGATGCAATCTGGCCGGCACCGTTGCTGATGACGCGCACCCTGGCGATTCCGCCAGCAACATTAACCGTGAATGCCGCCGATGTGCCGATGCCAGAGGAGAACGATACGGAAGGGGTTGATTGGTACCCATCGCCAGGGTCCGAAATGCGGACGGTGGCAACTCTCCCGTTAACAATCTCCGCAGCCGCAGCCGCGGAGACGGTGGGCGACCCCCCCGTGAACACAACGCTTGGCGGATTGTTGTAGCCAGCGCCGCCGTTGATGAGCTGGATGCCGCCTACATGGAAGAGCGATGAGCTGCTCTGCGTCAGCACTGGGCCGACGCACGGAGGATGGATGCCAATGGGCTGCGCGGTCGTACCGCCATTCCACCGTAGGCCCCGCCCCATGCCGTCCACGCCGTATGAATCCCCGTTCCGGCCGCGGAAGAACGTCAGGTACTTCTGCCCGCTCTGGACATAGGCAGTTGCTGCAGCTCCAGTGCCGCCGCCGCCGGAGAACGCCATCGTAGGAGCGGAGGTGAACCCAGACCCCTGAGACTTGATTTGCAAGCCCGCGACCTTGGTGCCTGCCATCACGGCAACGACAGTGGCGCCAGTACCGCCTCCACCTGAGACGGTTATTGAAGGCGGCGAAGAATAGCCAGATCCTCCGCTGGCGACGCTAACCTTTACAAGCCCGCCGGACGACCTGCTGTAGATAACACTCACTGAGGCCCCCTTGCCACCCTTACGGTGCCGTCGGCAGATTGATACAGGACGCTCTCGCTGGCCCCAGGGACTCTCATCATCCTCACCACGCCCGCAGTGCCACCTGTGTGAGAAGCAAACGAGACGGCGGCCGTGCCCGGACGAAGGGCAATCTGGCCTGGTGCAATCACCTGCAGGTTGACCTGGGTAACCGCAGCGCCCGGCGGTATGGCGTACGGGCTGGCGTTGGTGACGAGCCCGGCCCACTTTTCAATGACGATCATCCTGCGTCCGCCTGGAGCGGCGACCTCCATCCGCCGTCATGCCAGACGGCCCGTGAGCGACCGGAGATCGGCGCCAACTGATCGTTTTCCATGGCCAGCCGAAGGTCCCGCTGGTACATCTGGGCCGCCCGGTCTTCCCCGCTGCCGCGGATCCGGGCCAGGTAGAAGTCGCAGGCGCTGTCCATGACGCCCCACATGTGCTGGGGAAGGTCAATTGGGTCTGTGACGATGCCGGCAACTCCGGTGAACGAAGACGGGTCCGGCGACACGGACACGGACGAGGATGACGCGCATGCTGTGATGACAGCCTCTTGGGCGTACGGCGACATTGACTCCACTGGCCCGGGCATGTCGGCTGTCTCGGAGATTCGCAGGACGCTGCCAACCATCGACGCCGAGAAGGAGCCGACGATCCCCGACGCATACACAGTGTTGGCTGACGAGCGCGAAAGTGACGAAAACCGCGAGGACGATTCATGTCCGCTGTACTTGATCGGCCTTGCGGTCCGGCGGTACGTGAAGTCGATGGTTTCAGCCTTGGACGGGTAGCCGATGAGCTTGATGGCCCACCCTGTGGAATCCGGGTCCTTGATGATGGTCCAGTGGTAGGGCTCGCCAGTGGAGTTGTTGACCCGCTCAACCTTCATGGCTTCGTCAGGTGACAGGTACATGCCGGACCACCAGTTGTACTCATCGCTGGGCTCGTCAATGTTGCGAAAGTCGCTCGGCAACGCGTAGACGGTGCGATACAGCGTGTAGGGCTGGGCAGTGACGTTGGCCTTCAGCTTCAGGGACGAGTCCAGCACAATCACGCTGTTGCTGGTCCTGGAGGCAACGCGGCAAATCTCTTCCCCCACCTTCAGGTACGCGCCGGTGGCCGCCCAGGCCGGCCAGGTGCCGCCCGTCAACGTGACCGTTGTCCCTGACGAGGTGACCGTGCCAGTGCCGTACGGCGCCTGAGTGATCAGCCGGCCGTGAACGGAGTAGTACGCCCAGTCCCTGATGGTCGTCAGTTCGTTGTACGCCCGGTGAATGGCGGACCTGATGTCCCGCTGCTCCGCGTCCTGCGGGCCGCCGTACGACGAGACAATCAGTGATTCGACGAGGTCGAAGTATGTGAGGTACGCCACTATTCAGTCCCCTGCGATACCACATCCGCCAAGGCCACCACCTCAATCTCCCCAAACCTCTCGCTATCCAGCCGCGAGAACCCGCCCCAAACGATCCCGCCCTCCACGCATTCCGTGAGAATGTCGCCGCAGAGCATCCACCGCCCGTCGTTTGTTGCAACGGGCGAGGGAACGTGACGCGGGTCGCCGTACTCCTCCTGCACTGCGAGCAGCCGGTTGCGTAGTTCGGCGTCGAACACCAGAGCCACCGCCCGCAGCGTGGCGAGGTCTGGCGTGACGCCGGATGCGAGGAGGTCGGAGAGGGTCATACGTTCCTCCCCATCGCGGTCTGGAACGCCTGCATGGCGGTGCTGTAGGCGGCGGCTTGCGCTGCGGTCATGGACAGGCCGATGGAATATCCGCCGGAAGTGCCGCCGTATCTATCTACATTCGCCGGAATGCTGGCACGGTTGATGCCGAAAATGTGCATCTCCGAAGTTGTCGGCGTTGCTGCCGTGAGTGTTCCGGTCCCGTCGGACGCTCCGTTCTTGTAGATGACTCCTCCGGTGGACGTGCCATGCACACCAAGCCAAAACGCTCCCGTAGAAACAGACCCTGCGGATGAGATCGCAGACGTTGAGCCGCCAAACGAGAATCGCACATCGCTGGCGGAAACCTGATGACCAATCGCAAACTGTTGGGAAATGGATGCGGCAGACTCAGACCCCATGAAGATGTCGTAGTCGGCATTGACAAATGTTCTTGCGTAGAACGCCTGATGCCTGTCTCCCGCGGGGACGGTGTTTGTTGGAAATCCCGTGTTCAAATATTTCGACCTGTTGGCGTTCGCCAACCCACCGCTCGCCCCCGTCTCCGCGTAGTCGCCGCTAACGAACGGCCCCACGTTGGTGTCGGTGGTGTTGCCGTACTGAGTGCCACCGAGCGACGGGCCGCGATAGAGCGGGACGAGGCAGGCGTTGAGTCCGGTTCCCGCGAAGATACCCATGCGGTAGAAGCGGTCACGGATACCCGCAGAGTCGATGGCATTGCAGAACTGATTCACCGCGCTCGCCGTGCTGGCACTCACCGTGCCGCCGTTTTGATAGACGCGGTTGATCCAATCCTGTGCGTCTGCGTTAGAGGCGGCTGGGGCGAGGGTGATTGCATACTTGGATGCGAGGTGCCGCTCAAGCCTGCTGCGCTCGTCGGAAGTCAGATTGCGGCCGCCGTACACCATAAACTCTGCGATTCGGCCGTTGAGTTGGGCGTATGTCTCTGCTGCTGCCAACCGCCCCAGCGTCGTCGCGCGTGAGGAGTCGGAGATGGCGGCTTCGCTGGCGACCGACGTTGTCCCATACGTTACGCCATTGTGCCTGACGCTAATCGCATCGTTGGAGAAATCCACGCACCACAGGGAAACTGCGCCCACTCCAACATTCGACGCCAGTATCACTCCTTTTGTGCCTGCCTCGTTGCGTCGAAACTTCGACGTTGCCTCAACTAGGTGCGAGTGAAAGCCGTTAGTTGGGCCAGTTTGGAAAAACGTGTCGGCCGTTTCGTCATGGCGACCAACATAAACGTAAGTGCTGGTGGCCTTCGCGGCGTACGACTGAGTCGCGATTGCGTTTCCCGCAAACGCCAGCGCGTTCTTCGCTCCGAGAGTTCCGAGCGTGGGCCGCAATGCCCCCGTCGCCTGCGTTGCGTTCCTCCCATTCCCACTCTTGTCCAGCCACGCCCCCACAGGGTCGTTGGTTGCGGTGGCGGGTGCGTGGACGCCGCTGATGCCCCACTTCGCGGCGAGGTAGGCTTCGACGCGGGCCAACTCTGCCCTCGTCAGTGCGCGATTGAAGTAGACGATCTCCGCGACCGGCCCGTTCCAGAAAGAGTTTGCTCCGATATTGCTGCCGACATGGAGCGTAGGCGATCCAGACCCTGTGGTTGCTGGGATTGTTCCGGTCACTGTGCCGGATACACCGGCACCTGACGAATAAAACGACAAGGCTGACGCACTGTAAGTGTCTGCGTACAGGCCCGCCGACAAGATACTGGTGCTGCCATTTGGGTTATACGATACGAAGTTGCCGCCGTTTGAAACGTAGGCGCGGGCAGACCCATTCATGAACAGGAAGGAGTCGCTACCGCCGTCGTAGACGCGGGCCAACGCACCAACCGTGTTGGTGGTGTGAGCGCACACGGCAATCCGCGTCATCCCGGAAAGACCGTTGGTCGCGGTGAACGCCGACGACGACGCCATGTTGGTCGAAGTCCCGTTGAACACCAACGCCTGCCTACTGTTGAAGCCCGTGCTGGACAGGGTCGGCCGCGCGGAGCCAGACGCCGTGAGGACTGCGCCCGTCGCGCTCTTGTCCGTCCACTGGCTTACAAGCCCGCCGCTGGCCGTGATGGTCGCGTTGTCCGCACCATCCAGCCACAGCACGCACCCACTAATCTCCGTAGGCGACGAAGCCGCCGTCACCGCACCAGCGTCGGTGGTGTAGAGCGATGACGCATCACTCGCGTCCAGCCAGATCGCGAGGCCGCTGATCGAACGCGGGTTGAACGACGAGGACGGCCGGAGCGTGCGTGGGGAGAGGGGCATGATTAGGTTGGGGTGATTGCAGTGAGGATGCCATTGACGAAGACAAATTCCTCAGCGTTGATGGTCGCAGTCCCCGTGAAGCCGGTGGGCGTGAAGTACGGTGTGCTTGACCAGATTCGGCCAGCGCCGTACTTCATCTTGCCCGTATCCGACTCAATGCCCAGCTCGCCGTTAAGTAGCTCATAGTCCGCGTCAGCCCACTCCGCGGCCGTGTGGCTGCGGATCAGTGGGCGGAGGCTGCGGAGAGGATCAAGTGCGCTCATGCTGGCTACCCCTTCAGGACAACTGTCATCGCGCAGGTGGTGCCGCCGGACACAACGGGAACGACAAACGGAAGGGCGAAGCACGCGTCCGGGATTGGATGCACGCCTACCGTCAGCGAGGTTGTTACCGCAGAGCCATCCGAGTACACCTGCCGTGGCGTATCGTCTGCGTTTGCTGATCCGTGCCAGCTGATCTGCGTGCAGCTGTTGGTTGCGGCGATCACCACGCACCCGCCAGCGAAGGTGCCAAACGCAATGCGGCCCGCCGTGCTGGCGGCGCTGCTGCTGGCCGTGATGGACACCGCGTCTCGGAATCGCGTGATCTCGTTCATTTCTTCCTCTTTAAGGCGTGCTTGGAGATAGCCATTTCTCGGAGTTCTGCCGTGCTCTTGCCAGGGTGGAGTTTCCGGTAGTAGGCGACGTCCTTCTTCAGGATCTGCTCGCTCAGTGCCGGGGCCTCCTTGGGGACCTGCGTGCCCTTGTGGCTGACAATCCCCTCAACAGTCAGGTTTCGCTTCCTTGCCACGCGGAGGACGTCAGCAGTGGAATCAACCCACGCCTCAGGATCTCGGTGGGCACGCTGGTCCGCGAGGCCTCCGACATAGGTCTTCCCATGAGGATTAATGCCCGCCGCCCGGGCTTCGCGGAGCATTCGTTCCGCCTGCCGCTTGGGCATGTCGTCCAGCCACTGGTCGTTTAGGCGGCCCTCCATGAACGCACGGTCCGTCCCGCGGGTGCCAGGGGGCGTCTGAGTGGCGACCATGAGGGCCCATCGCTCGCCGTAAGGCAGGGCTCTTGCGTAGGTGTCCACGGCTTCAGGGCCAAGGTCACTGACTTCCTGGGGGACCGGCATTTGGCGGCGCTCCTGGCGGCTGGGGTGGCGGAGGAGGTGGGGGCGGGATCATGTACTTGCTGACGTCGATGTCCATCGCCCTTCCCCAGTCCTCAAGCAGGGCGTTCATCAAGCCAGGCTGGCCGGCCTGTAGCATGCCTTGGGCAATAGGCGCCAGGATCTGGAGGGCCTGGTTGATCTGCTCCACCTTTGTGCCCTTGTTGGGCTTGCGGGCGGAGCCGGCCTCAACGCGGAAGTCGAACTCCCGGAGGACCTCGTCTGGGTTCATGGCCTGCACGTGCATCTGCCACGCTTGCGCGGCCATGGGCCCAAGCAGCGGGGCAACGTCCTCTGGGTTCACCAGCCAGCGGGCCATGAAGGCCTCCTTCCTGGCGAGCGAAGACAGGGCGTCCTCTAGGGTATTGGCCATGTCGTCCGGACGAACGCTGATCTGCTCGGCCTTCACGGCGGCCTCTGCAGCACTCCTAAACTGGTTCCTGGACATGCCATAAACCAGCTCGGTCAGGCCGACGCGGCGGTCGAAAAGCTCAGTGACAGCGGCGATGATGTTCCACATGTCAGACGTTACGCCTGGCAGGTTGAACACGCTGATGATGTCGTTGACGTTTCTGCCAATCGCCTCGCTGATCTCAACGATCTTGAAGCCGGACTCGTCGGACTCCAGGATCTTGGCCTTCAGGTCGTTGTCAGCCGCCTTGGCCACGCCGATCATGGTGCTCGCGGAGGTAGCGATCTTGGTCGCCATGAAGCTCATCGCGTAGTTGATGAACCGCAGCTCACCAATGCCAGGCTTGATCAGCGAGATGGGGTAGGAATACCCGGGCTTTCCGTGCCACTGCAGGACGGTGCAGGGCCAGCCTTCCGGCTCTGCCCAAAAGGGGATCGGCCACTGGGCCGCCTGGAACAGGGACGGCGGAATTCCAGACTCGTCCACCTCTTCCTGGAGAACCTCAGGGGGAATGTTCAGCGGTCGCTCAACCCCCTCGCACACCACCAGGTAGCAATACGGGCCCAACGCATCGAACTTGCCCTTCAGGTCCTTGTCGGCGTCCTTCAGGCGGTCGCCAAACCCAACCTTGCTGTAGACCTCCCAGTAGGTGACGAGATCCATCGACTTGCCGTTGCGCTGGCGAGTCTTGTAGCCCTGCTCGTTGGCCTTGCTGCGAGAGTCGTAGCTTTCGGTCGATCCCTTCAGCTCGTCCACCGGGATTCCAAACTTGCCGCTGACAAACTCCTTGGAGTGCGTGCGGCGGCGAGCGATCCACTGGATGTCGGCCTGGTCGTCGGCGTCAGGGTCCCATACGACGTTGTCGAACGTCTCAAAGAACGATCCCGCAATCCGGATGTTCGACCCGGGGGGCTGGAAAAGCTCCGTGAACCAGCACCCAGCGCCCTTGATCAGGGCCTCGTCCACCACCTTGCGGGAGTGGGTTTTCAGGTCCAGTTCGTTCGGCGTGTAGTTCAGATACTCTTCCAGCAGCTTGGAAACCAGCTGACGCTTCTCGGAGAGGAACTGCGTCTGCTGCACCATCTGCTGGTAGAACTGCATGCCAGGGTCCGGCATCATCACCGGCTGGCCGTCCGGGCCTATGACCGGCTGGCCATCCGGCCCCATCTGCGGGGCAGGGGGCTGCGGGTAGATTCCCAGCATCTGCGGCGAGATGACCGGGTACTGCCTTGGGGTGACGTTCCGGGTGGGGTTCCGGTGATGGATCACTGAGCCAAAGAGGCGGACGGCCTCCCAAACACGGTTGATAGTCATCCGGAACGCCGGGGGCGCAATGCCCTTGACGAACCCACGCTCGCCGCGGGTGTACTCGTTGCGGAACATCCAGGCGTTGTCGCCGTCGTAGAAGCTCATCGCTTCATCGGCGTCGTCCTGGAAGGGCTTCTTGTGCCGCAGCGCTAGATCGATTTTGTCTAGCCAGCCCCGCACAATGGGCCGGAGTGGGTTTTGGTCTGACATGCGGGCTCCTGCTACTTCTTATTGCCCCCCAGGGACTTCTCCAGGGCCGAAAGCCGTTCGGAGAGCTGGGCAATGCGAGGATCCCGCGGCAGGTGCTCCCAGGTGCCGTAGGCCTTCAGGTTGGTGTTTTCCAGGGCCGGATCGTCCTTGTGGTGGACGCTGGGCCGCTCCACGCCGCCGTATCCGGGGGACAGGGACCAGCACTCAATCGTCTCCCGGCCCACCTTGGTGACGAACGCCATGATCGGCTCGGCGTTCTCATGCACCCGGTAAATCACCGTCTGGCCAAGCTCCACCGCCGGCATCTGATAGCTCATCGTTATCCCTTTCTTGTAGGACCCAAAACCACGTAACCCTTGCCGTCGTCCCCCTGTCGCTTCTTCTTCTCGGCAAGCCACTTCACGTACCACGGCTCCGGGCCAGGGTTCGTAGGGGGTGTGTGATAGTGCGGCTCATAGGCACAGAGGTATTCCAGGCACTGCACCGCGTGAACGTCGCCGCGGGTATTCGGCATGTCAGTGACGAACGGCCCGCTGTTGCTCTGAATGACCTTCTTCTTGTATCGCTTGAGTTCCCGGAACAGCTCCGGGGTGGCGCTCTCCAGGAACTTCAGCCTGGTGGTGCCGTCTCCCTGTATGTGCAGCATCTGCCTGACCAGGGCCGTTCTGGCGACGATGTCGTCTGACCCGGGGACAAACTGGTGCCCGCTCATCTGCGCCCTGACACCGCGGTGCCGCAGCTGCTCGGAGTACAGGTCGCACGGCAGCCGGCCAGACCCCAGGTCGCGGAGCGTGCCGCCGTGCATGTCCATGATGAACGCGTAGAAGTGCTGGTCCTGGACCTTGTTGGCGAACTGCTCTCCCCAGATCAGGGCATTGCAGTTGCGGATGTACAGCTCGTCGTAGATCAGCAGGAACTTCTCGTCTGGAGGCACGGCCCCAAACACACACGCCATGACCGTGTGGCCAGGGTCGATTGCCACGTACCGGGTCCATGTCGGCGGGATGCCGGCCGGGAGGTCCTCACGCCGCATGACATGCACCGCCGGATTGAACGACGGGTACATGAGGATGGAGTCCTGGGTGAACTCGCCCTCCGCGCGCATGCGAAGCTCGTCTACCCCAAGAGAAGACCACCGGGCGATGTTCTTCTCTTTCTCCGACTGATCTATGTGCGCGTTGTCCAGGAACCGGAAGACGAACTTCTTGATGATGGGCTTCTCAGTGCCAAGCTCCGCCTCGCGGTCAGCACGCTCACACAGCCCAAGCAGCGCGTCGTTCTTGGAGTGCGGCATGGCACTCCACACCAGCCTGCCCTTGCGGTCTGCGAGGCGGGCCTGCATCTCGCCTACCCATGCCGGATTGGAAATATCCTCGTCCAGGTGGACCAAATCTGCCTGAAAGCCCTGCGGCGGCTCGCCCTCAGAGGAGAAGAAGTTGATGACCCATCCATTGGTCAGCGTGACCTTCTGGCAGTAGCCGGCGTTCTTCAGCACCCATGATGTGTCAGCGACATACCTGGGTGGGATCAGTGGCGGGGCCGGCTTCGTCTCGGCAATCCTGTCCGCATCCTGCTTGGGGCGAAACGCTCGCCACTCGTTCGTCTCCAGGTCGCGGATGATCTTGAACGCCCCGGCCTTGAACAGCATCGGATAGCAGACCAGGCCGATGTGTGGCCAGTTTCTGCCGACGACGATCAGGATGCCGTCCTTCTCTGGGTACTTGCCGTATGGGTCCTGGCCCGTCGCCGCCCGGGCGTCCTCCACAAACGTGCTGAGGCTCTTGCCTGAACGATTGCCGCCAAGGACGATCCGCTCAGAGCACCGCTCAGCGTGCATGGCATCCTGATGAGCCATGGGCTCATACAGGCGCAACGCCTCAATGCGACGGCTTTTAAGCTCTGCCTGTACCTCTTTAAGGACTCCCAGCGAGTGCTGGGTCAGCGCTGACCGAAGATCCACCTGCTCAGGCTCAGGCGGGTTCGGTATCTCTCGCGGGTGCTTCTTCATGCACTCCAGGCAGGGCTTGGACTGTAATGGTCCGCAGGGTTGCGGCCGTTTCGATCAAACGCTGGCGAAGCTCATCCTCAAGCTCATCCTCGCTCCACATGGCCAGCGGCTTCTTGGCGCCACCAAGCGCGGTGTTGTTCGTCACCAGGCGGACGATGGTGTCAAGTTGCTTGGTGCGAAAACTTCCGCCTGGCGGGCTGTCGTAGTACTGCTTCATGAACAGGTTGGCGAACCCCCTGGTTCCACCCATGTACTCCAGCATCGTCTCCAGAAGCTCGGCGCTGTGCGGGATATTCCCGCCGCCCGTCTTCGCGACGGTGCAGAACAGATCGACGGCGTCGCGTTCGATCTTGTCCAGGCGGTCATCCTTGGCCTTCTTTCGACGCTTCCTCTCATAGGACGCCCGGCAGGTCTTGCACTTGGGGTGACGCTGCCCGTTCGACGCCAGGTGGAAGTCGTCGTCTGGCAGCTGCTTCTTGCACTTGGTGCAGGCTCTCATGTCTTCGCCAGGGCCGCGGTGATCTTCCAGACATTGCCTTCCACCGCCACAAACGTCCCCGTCTCGTTGACGGCCTTGGCCACTCCAGGGAACACGTTGTAGTCATGCCCGGCAATGATGTGCGTGGCGAGCGGCTGCCACAGGCTGATGTCCTTCTTGACAGCTTCGTACGTGTGCTCGGCGTCGATGTAGACGATGTCAAACTTCATGCCGACCTCGGTGTAGTGCTTCGCCGCCTCTTCCGAGCTGCCGCCGTAGAACTTGATCATCCCGGCGTCGCGGTAGGCCCCCGTGTTCTCCAGGAACGTCCGGTATGCCCTTGCCTCGCTGACTCCGGCCGTGCCTTGGTCATGCTCGTTGCCCTTCCAGTGGTCCACGCAATACACGGTGGCTCCAGCGTCCGCCATTATGATTGCAGACCTGCCGGCCCAGGAGCCGACCTCTGCCACCACCGGGTACCGATGATGGCGGGCATGGAAGTCCTTGATCATGTTGACGAGCGCGTCGGCATCCTGCTGGGGAAGGGCCATTCCAAGATCGTCAAATGGCTTCTTCACCTTGTCCAGCCACGTGGGCGCCTCAAGGTTGCAGAGCTTCACGCCGGACTCATAGCCGCCCTCCCAGCAGCTCTTGAGCTTCGCAGACACGCCTGCGGCGTCGATGACCTGGGGCTTGCCGACGCACTTGGGCTTCCAGTGGCCTGCCCACGCATCCCAGTTGCAATACACCGGGTTGTAACCCAGCTTCTGCGTGCCGACGAGAGACAGGTCCCGCGTCATGGTGACGTCCTCGGTGGACGCCTTCTCGGCACAGAAGTGGTCCTTCCATTCGTAATAGAACCAGGGCTTGTCGTCGGATGACTTTGGCGCCGTCAGGTCAAACGCCCGCATGTCGTACATGATCAAGCCTGTAGGCAACGCAGCACATTCTTGGATGCCGGCCATCTTCACGGCGGTATGGCGGTCGTACATCTCAAGCTGGAAGTCCGGGCCTGGATTCAGGCTCTGCATGTTCGTCCAGCGAAACACGTACACGCACTCAACGGGAGGAGGTCCGCAGTAGGGGGCGCCAATCACGCATGGGCCCTTGGAGTAGTGGCTGACGAAGAAGTCGAAGCTCGTCTTGAAAAACGGCTTGGCGTCCGGGGCGTCGGCATGAATGTCCGGGTGCATGTCGGAGTCGATCATCACCAGGCAGTCAACGCCAAACTCGCGGGCCATCACAACGGCCCTGTTGCGGGTCATGGTGATGGGCGTGTCCGCCAGATTCCAGACGCGGATGTTGTCTACGCGAGGGTCCTTGGAGAGTTCCGCGACGAGAGGAACCATCCACTCTCGGATGTTGGGCACCTCAGAGGATATGCCGCCGTTGCCGCCATAGGAGAACGTGACAAAACCGACGTTGAACTTCTGTTGCATGGAACACCTTGGGGGGATGGGGTGTCAATGTACCAATGTACATCTTGGCGGTCAAAGTCACCGTCGAATGCGACGGGGGGGTTCGCGTTGCGGTCGCGAGGCCATGGCGTCCTGGTGACGCTGCTGGCGGACCATCTCGTTGAACTGGGACCTTTCTTGAAAGGTGGCGTTCTGAGGATAGCGCAGGCCCGTCTGCTCCTGTTGCCGGACCAGCTCGCTGTACTCACTGGGTGTCATGCCGCTAGGGTAGCCGCCTCCCTGACCAAGCTGACCGGCCCCCTGCGAGTAAGCTCCACCGCGACCAGAGGGCTGATACTGCGACGGCATTCCATACGCGAACCCACCGCCCTGCGGACCCTGGGCCCGGCTCCCCAGTGTTGGCCGAGGTGCCGTCGCGTTCCCTGGCCCCGCGCTGGCCTCGCCTGTGGAGGTTGGCAGCAGGAACTGGGCGCCCCGGCTCGGAGCCTGCGCCGGCGAGAGTCGCTCGCGGACCATGGCTCCGGCCAGTGCGCGAGACGCCTCGCGGTCCGACTCGGTCACATGTTTCTTTTTGACTTCTATCCTTGCCTTGCCCCTAAGTATTTCCTCGTCGCTGCGAGTGTCCTGAGCGCCTCCGGACTCAAAAGCAACCCGCTTGGGGTCATCTTGCGGGAGAAAGCGGCCGGCTTCGTTCCACCAGTCAACTTGAGACTGGATTGGCATTCCGCGCAGCCAGTCTTTGGCCTCGTCAGTCTCCTTTAGCTGCCCCTGATATACCCAGCTCGGTAACGGCTCTTGCTTCACGTGGGCGAAGTGGTCGCGCTGCTTCTGCTGGACATCATTCCAGTCGGCCACCCACTTATCCACCTCCGCCTCCATCGCAATGACCTCGTCCTTGCTCTTTCCTGGGTAGTACTTTGCTGCCTCCTCGTACCGCGCATCAGGATCCGGCGGGGGCGCTGGGCCCCTGTCGCGAGGCTGGCTGGATCGCGGCCCTTGCGCCGCTGGCCCCGCGGCTGGACCTCGCGGCATGAAACGCGGGTCGCCTGGTATGCCGTACGGCATCAGACCCCCAGAAGGCCTCGCCTGGGCTTCGCCGCTGGGCCGAGAAGCCCCATTGCTGCTGTAGTCAACCGTGCCGGCCACCTGAGGGATTGGCTGCTCTTGGAACGCAGGCTGCTGCTGGGCAGGCGGCTTCAGAAGGCCCCTGATCGATGCCGTTGTCTCCGGCTGTGGCGCGACTTGAGCGGGCTGCTGCGCAAACGGGTTCTGCCAGCCGTTCGCCACCATGTTGTTTGCCTGGGCAAGCAGGGCGTTGAAGTCCAGCGGAGGCTGCTGCGGCGGAGGGGTTGCGTGGATACCAGAGTTGGCGAACACCGGAGCCCTTGCCTCGTTGATCCTCTGGATAAGTGCATCCCGCTGGGCGAACGCCTGCGACGGGTCGCTGAACGCCTGGCCGCCGACGCCAACGGCCGACTGCGTGAACGGCGGCCGGCCGGCCGCGAAGCCCTCATCGAAGTACGGCGTGCCGCCCGCGTACTGCATGCCGTCAGGCGGACGGCCGAAGTTACCCGGAAGAATCTCGTTGGCGTTGTAGTTGTAGCCTTGCTTCTGCTGAGGAGCCTGGAACGGCGTGCCCTGAGAAAGCGGCGGCACGGGCCTTGCGCGGCCTGGGGAGTATGCAGACATGTCGATGCCGCCGCTGGGCGACCCCTGGCCCTGCTGTGTGTTTGGCCCGCCAGCCTGCACGGGCCCCATGCTGGAGTTGCCAAACACCTGTTGCTGCGGCTGATTTTGGCGCTGAGACTGCGGGCGTGGCATGCCATAGGTCTGCGCGCCAAACGGCGATCCCCATGGCAAGGTTGTGACGGTCCGCGACCCGTTTGGGAAAATCAACGACATCACTCATTCTCCTGCGTCAGCGCATCCAACCCCATACCAGTGCCCTGCAGCATGCGGAGCGTCTCAACGTCCATTGACGGGACGTCCTGGCGAGCGTCAGCAATCAGCTGGCGTATGAAGTCCAGGTTGGGGATCGCGGCGTCCATTCCATGTTCCAGAAACAGGAAAAGCCTCTGACCCAGTTGCCCAGGTCAGAGGCTCCCCCCTTAGCCCCAGAAGGGCAAGTATCAGCTGCGGACGAGGTTGACGACGGCGAGGACGTTCTGGGCGGTCGTCCCGGCAGAGATTGCACGGCCGATGTAGCCGTTCTGCAGGAACGTCGCGGCAGCCGTCTGGGCCTGGCCGGCGGTGGTGCTGTGAGTGCTCGCGGCAGCCGTGAGGGCAACCAGAGCAGCGTCGGCAGCGGCCTGAAGGCCGGGGCCCAGCTTCACCTCAGTCGGACCCTGGACGGTCAGCCAGAACACATCGTTGTTGGCCACGCCAGTCGCCGGGAGCCACTCGTCCACCACGCCGGCCGAAGCGCCGTCCGTGGCAGCCGTGTAGCCGTCCACCTCCGAGAAGGAGCCAGACTTCCACGTGACAACCCGCTTTGGCAGCAGGGCCACGCCGGAGCGGTTGCGAACTGCGATGCACACCTTGCGGCGGTTCGACCGCACCTTGCCCGTCACCGGATCGACGTCAGGAAACTCCTTGAGCGCGCCGACCCAGCCAGTGCCGTCGCTGGTGGATTCGACGCCCAGGGTCTGGCCGAGCGGGAACGGAGGATCATTCAGCAGAGACATTCTTCACTCCTTCAGGGATCAGGCGTAGTTCTTCCACTTGATGAACGACCTGGGCGACTTGAACTTGAGGTTGCCGAGCGTGCTCACCACGTAACGGTAGCTGTTGGAAATTTCGTCGTAGAAAGGTCCTTCACTGTTGAACATCTGTCCTTCCATGTTCAGCAGTTCGACGTTCCCAATCGCAAGGCCGTAGGCCGTGTTGGCCGGCACGCCGTACTCCGTGCCGATCTCCACGCCGTCGAACTCCACCGTGGTGAAGCCCAGCGACTTGAGGCCGTTCTCCTTGCTGACGACGAAGCGCTGCTTGTCCTCATAGGCATTGAGGAAGTCGGTGTACAACTTCCTGTCCATGACGATGAGGTCGATAGCGTCTTCCTTGGTGTCGTTTCGCTTGGCCGTGTGGAGGCCCTCGCGGAGCGCCTTGATGCAGTTCGACGCCCAGGTGGTCGAACCGAACCAGTTGCTGGTGTAATTCACCAGGATGGGCGAGTAGAAGTCATACTCGCTGTCGGCCTTACCGTAGGGCCAGATGCCCTCCAGCTGCGAACCGCCGTAGTTGCCCAGCTGCGTGCTGAGGCCGGCGTACGTGTCGCTGGGGAAGGCGAACGGATCGTCCGCGTTGGCGGAACGCTGCGAGCCGTCCACCTTGCTCACGGTGCCGTTGTTGCCCATGAACGACTCAAGGCCGTGATAACGCAGCTCGTTCCCGGCGGCCGAACCGTCGATCCAGACCTCCTGCGCGAGGTACTGTTCGATGCTTGTCAGGAGACGCGACGACATCTTGCCGGCGACGTTGATGAGAGCGCTAGTGCCGCGGTTCTCCAGAAGCTCCTTGCGGTACAAAACGTCCGTCGCCTGGTACCCGCGGTACTCAAGGGACGCGTTCTTCCACTGGTTGACACGGCTGAAGGAACGCGGAGTCTCTCCGTTGTTTCCGGACGGCTTGTGCAGGCGGTACGACACCTCCCACTCAACGCCGCGCCCTGCCATGTTCATGCGGACATTGCCGCGCTGTTCGATGGCGGCGAGGACCATGTAACGCCGCAGCGATGCAACCTCCTCCTCTCGGAGGTAGTTGACAATCGTAGTTGCAATAGAACGCGCGAAATCAGTCGTACTGGGCATGTTTAGATCACTCCGTCCTTAACGAGTTGGCCCCGTAGTTGTTCCTCAAACGAACGCTTGGGCTTGGGAGCGCGTGGCTCCGTTGCCCCACCGCTCCTGCTGGGCGCGCGGGTGGCACGCTCCCTCAGGAACTGCATGTTCGACTGCTCAACAGGCGACGGGGCAGGGGCCGGCGGCTCCATCGGAGGAGCCATCCGCGGCGGCTGCGCCATCATCTGCTGATACCGCATGTTCAGCAGGTCGCGCTCCAGCATGCTGGTGGCGAATACCCACCTGGCCTGCGGATCAGCGATACCTGACCGAGCTGCTTGATCGATGTAGTGCTGGACGGCCATCCCCTCGTTGGAGACGGAGCCATCCTGGTTGTAAAGCCAGTCGGAGTTCTGCTGCTCCAGGGACTGGACATAGTTTTGTGCGGTGTAGCTGCCCAGCTGCTGCTGGACGATTTCCTGGGCCTTCTGGCTGACCAGGTCCTCAACGAACGGCTTCAGCGTGCCTTCAGGATCGGTAACGAACTTCTTGGCGAACTGCGCCGTGTAGGCCTGGTACGCCTTGATGGCCGACTGGGCATCAAAGGGAGCGTCCTGCGAGACAATCTCGCGGCCAGTCTCCGGATCCCGGACGATAAACTGCTTCCACTCGTCCTTGACCTGCGGCGGGTCCCACCACTTGGGCTTTTGCGGCTGAGCGGGAGCCTGGGCCTGCTGCTGTGCAGCCTGCCACTGGCGAAACTGGTCTGCGTTGCGTGCGTACTCCGACGCGTACTGTTGGTACTGTCGAAGCTGCTGCTGGGCCTGGCCGAACCCTTGGTAGGTTTGGTACAGGTTCCGGGCGATGGCGATGTCATCTTGCCCATGGAACTCAGGCAGAGCTTTGAACGCGTCGTACACGCTGCCCTGCGGCTGCGGCGACGCTTGCGATTCAGGCGAGTTGTCAACGATCTGCGGGGTCGAAGTTGTCTCCGGCGAGCTATCGACCGGAGACTGCTGGACTTCGTCGCTCATCTCTTACCTCTTGCGTGGCAAAGGGGGTGCCTGAGGAAAGAGTGTCCGCCGTTCGCGAACTGCGAACGGATTTTTACTGCAAGCGAAGATGGGGCGAGACTCGCACCGCAGGCGAGGCCCTTAGCCTGCGTATGACGTCGCCGCTGGAGTCGATCAGGTAGGCAGGCTTGCCGCCGCCATACCGCATGGACGAAAGAGCTTTCGCCCCGCGACCGACTGGCAGCGTGGTGTATGTGAGCGGATCCGTGAGAACGTCAGCGCCAAAGACGTTCCACGGGTCCAGGCCGAGCACTTCCGCGTCTGCGCGCCAGTCGCGAGGCCCGCCTGGGCGCCCCTCTCCCATCGGCGGATACGCAACACCAGCCATGCCTGACATTAGCGACGATAGCGCTCGCTGCGGAGCATCAGGGCTGTATCGCTCAACTGTCGCCGGGCCGCTGGCGTCGATAGCCGGGTCGAACGGGCGCCACTCTCCCTCGTCCAGCACCTCGCGGGAGTTGTAGTCCTTGGCGGCCAGGACAACCGCATCCCTTGCACGCCCGGGAGCGCCAAACACGTAGGACAACGCGTGCAGAGGGACCGAGGCCGCCCGCCCAGCGTCCCTCCCGTACCGCGACCCACCGACTGTCGGAGTGGGAGACAGCAGCCCGTTGTCGCTGGCTGCGCGATACATGACCTCGCGCTCGTCAGCAACTGGCCACGGTGCCGCCTGTGAGTCGCGGATGGCCCTGATGCGATGACGGTCTGCGGTTACGCCCTGGCGCAACGCATCCCACGCCTCTTGCCTGGCTGCACGTAGCTGAGCAACGTACTCGTCCGGCAGCGGCTCCGGCTCAAAGTACCCCGCCATCAGCCCATCAGCGCGCGGATCGCTGCCCCGTAGATGTCGGCCTCAGACCGCATGCGCATCAGGTCCTTCTCATGCTGCATTCGCCGCATCTCTCTGGCCTGGGAGACGCGGGATTGCATCTCGTTGGCGTAAGCACTCATGACGTTGTTGGCGAGGTGCTGGGCGCGCCCTGCCTGGGCCTGCTGAATGTTATTGGCCAGGTCAGCGATGCCACCTACGCCGTATGACTGCCTGGGGGCGTTCTGGCGGAGTTGCGTGTAGTAGTTTTGCGCCAGCCTGCGGCGATAATCCTCTCGGCTTTCCGCTACCGGCCCTTGCTCTTCAGCCATAATGAGTCTCCTTGCTACTTATTGCCCTTCTTCCTGGCACGGCGAATCGCCAGGCGGATCAGTGTCTTTCCTGCCAGTGAGATGTACGGCAGGCCACGCTTGCCGGCCTCATCGGCCAGCCAGCCGTCGATTTCGTCTATATGGCTATCGCACCAGTCGCAGCCCCGCTCGTCCATAGTCTTGGCTCGCGAGTTGCATGAGCAGCCGGTGGTGGCGACGATGCCTATTGTCTTCAGCATGGCCTTCAGCTCTGTGCCAGGACCACGCGTAAACGAGACGTCATACTTGTCGCGTAACGCTTCGTACGCTTCCACTGGCAAGACAACAGTCCCGTCGCCGGGCAGAGTGCCACGCGAGAGGACGTCATCGACGTACCCTGGCGGGCGATGGGCGGAAAACTCCCGCAGTAACGCAAGCCTGACGGTTACGGAGGGCATACTTCACACAGGTCAAACTGGTTGCTCTGGTCGTCCCGCTGGCAGTCGTCATACAGAAGCATTTCGCACGTGGCAAAGCTCGTTGCGGCCTTGTAGCAGGCGCCGGCGTCGTTTAGCGTGTCCTTGCAGACGCCATCGCAGCACCTGGCCGCTTGGCCAGGCGGTGGAACGCAGTCGCCGTCCGTGACGCACTCCTCGCAAGGTCCGGCCTGGCACGCGCCGTTGCAGCAGTACTGGCCCTCTTGGCAGCATGTCCCGGATGCGCCACCGCAGCAGCACTTCCCCTGTCCTCCTTCTCCACAATCAGTGTTACCGCAGCAGCACTTACAGCACGCCATTAGCAGTTCCATGCCCGCCGGGCCTTGCGGAGCCGGCTGTTAGGGTCTTTGGCGGCCTCTGGCCACATCTTCATCTGGCCAGCACTCCGGGCGCAGAAAGAGTCCCTGCGAGGACCGCCTTCCGGTTGTGGGGGCTTGAGGTTTCCGCCAGTCTCGCGGTTGTAAGACGCACGCCCCTTGGCGTTCAGCCCGCCGTCAGGGTCCTGGCCTTCCTCCCTGGTCCATGCAGGTGAGCGGAGCCGGCGGATGTTGTCTTCAGAGGCCATTCAGTCCTCCATCCAGTCATCAGAGAAGAGGAAGTCGTAGGGATTGTCCACCTACTCCTCCTGCGGCATGGCAAGCGGGATGGAAAGCAGGCCACCGTTGCGGATGAAGTTCCGCAGAGTCCACTCAGGCGTCTCGCCGGTCCTCACTCCCTGGAGCGCGGCAGCGGCTTCCATGGCGTGCGGGAATGTTGGGTCGCCAGACTCCACGCCGGTTACGTCAGCACCGCCCATCCAGCGCGCCGACTGAAGCTCAGCAGGAGACAGGCCGGCCTGGTCCGCCATCCGGCCCATCATCCGCTCCGCAACTACGTAGTCGTTGGGAGTGAGCTGACCCTTGGCATACGCCTTCTCCCGTGCGTTCCAGACTTGCGGCACGCCGAGACGCTCGCCCTCATGGCGATCACCCGTCCACGGCTGAAGGTTGCCGCGGAGATTCTCACGGAACGACAGGATCTTGTGCGATGCACCTGGCTGGGCCGCACGGTACAGCTGATCGCCACCCAGGAATCGACTGGCCCACATGACGTCGTTGTGCCTGGCCACCGACCCATACCCCGGAGGCGGAGGATTGTCGGCCAGCCAGTCCGCTGCGGCGGCCTTGGAGTCGATATCCGATGGCAGCAGCCCCTCAAGGGCCTTCTGGCGGTACCAACTGGCCTTGCGGATGTTGGACCGCACAGGCGCCGCAGACGAAGTACCGGCAACCATCGCCGTGTACAGGTCGAACTGGCGGTTGCCCTCGTCCTCGCCTAGCTCATAGATGAACTGCTGGCGAAGCGGCTCGTTGTGGTACCAGGTGTGCGTGCCCTGCTCCATGCCGCGCTCAACGTCCCGCAGGATCGTCTTGCGGCGATTGCCAAACCCAGCCTGAATGTCGGTCATCGGCAGGTTGGTCTGGTATCTGGCAATAGGCACCTGGTCCACGCCGGCAACGGGAGCAACTTCACGCATCTCCATGAGGTTCAGTGACGGCGGGCGAACGTCCCGCAGCTGGCGGATGCGTGCCAGGATCTCGTCCGCGGTCCTGGCGGAGGGGGCGCGGACAACCCAGTTGGCTGCGGTGTCAAGGATCTGAGACGGGTTGGCCATACAGACCAATGCCCCGCTGTAACGAAACCTATGCCGTGGATCGGCGTGGGCAGAGGTTCTGTAACAACCACGTGGAACCCGGAGATAGGGAAACTCCAGGTGGGGCAGGGGTGTCAGGCAGATTTCTGCCCCATCCGGCGCACGCCGTCAGCCGCAGCCAGCAGGGCCGGCAGGAACTCCGCCTCCGGCCAGGCGTTCTTGGCGTAGTTGACCAGCAGGATCACCAGGCGGCAGTTGGACGGCACGTACGGGCCGGCACTGTCAACCCGGTCAATCGACGGCATGTATGGCGAGCGACGCTCCAGGACGAACGGAAGGCCGGTCAGCTCGCATCGGCCGGAAAGCAGCCGCTCCTCAACCCACTCTTGGGTGATCTCGCATTGCCGGCCATGTTTGCGGCAGCGCTGACGCACGCTCCCCGCTATGCCGGACGCTATAGCACGGCACCGCTTGGAGTGCGTGTCTGCCTTCTGATGGCCCCAGTAACCCCCTCCGCCCTTGCGTCGGTAGGTCTTCATGTATTGGCGGGTGTACTCGCGGAAGTACTCTCGGTTCTTCTCTCGGTACGCCTTGGCATACGCCCTGCGCCTCTCGCTGCTGCGCCGCCTGGCAAGCTGGTCCTCGTACGCCATCGCCATGCAGGAGAGTGCCCGCAGCGTGGATGGCTGTGGTCGGAAATCGCGGTCTTACCGCAGGCGCATGTGGAGTGGACTGGAGCGACCACGGTGGAGGAAACCACGTAAAACCCGCGTTTTTTGAAAGGTCCAGGGGCAAAACTGACAAAGAACCATGGTTCGTTTGGGGGTGGGCCGGGGGTGGCCTTCGACCCCTCGGCCATCGTCGCAACCCGTGACCGGGCAACGGGTTACGCGTTCGGCCGGGTTTGACGGGCCGAACGGGCGGCCGGTCTGCGGCTGGCCATGGCATGGCGGAGGGCCGGACGGGTGGCGGTGCATCGTCCCCCGCCATCTAGTGTCCGCCCGTCGCCTGCCTGCCGTCCGATTCCGCCCGGCGTCATGTCTTCGACCAGGTGCCCGGTGTCGCCGGGCGTGTACGGTTCCCCCGGGGCGGTGGCCTGCCGTCTAGACCCCGCGGGTAGCGTCCCGGCCTGCTTCTACCCGCCGGGGCTGCCGGTCAGGCGTCCGGGTGCGCTTGGTCTGCCGCTGGTGGCGGCGTGTAAGGTGCTGCGCCCGGGCCTAGACCATGGCGCCAGTGCCGGTTTCCCGGGCGCCTTTCGGCGGTGCCGTGTCGGTCCGGGTGATCAGTCCGGATCGCTCACGGCAGGGACTGGGCACGCCCCGGTTTCCGGGCGCAGCGTGTACGGTGGGCCGCTGGGCGTTCCCTGCGGCATCGTCACCCGGGCGGCGGGCGGGTCGCCGGTCTGGCGCTCGCTCGCCCGCTGCCCGGTCTGCTCATCGGCTGGCGTAGTACTCGGCCAGTTGGGCGCGGTAGTGCGTCAGGTCTTCACCCTCCCGCCATACCGGGCCGCTGCGGGCCGCTAGGGTGGCGTCCATGTTCGGATCGGTCGCGAGGCGTGCGAAGCGGCACCCGGTGACGGGCGTGGGCGTGGCCGGTCCGCTCCCGTATACGCTGGGGGTGTGTCCCGGTTCGCTCAGTGCCCCCGGTCCGATACCGTGTGCGGCATGGATGCGGTCCACCGGGATGCCCAGCCTTTCGGCATCATCGGCCATGATGGCGGGGCTTGGGGTGATGCTGCGTCCCTGTGCCACGTTTACTACGTGGGCGTCCGCGTCCGCCTGTACCCCCTTCGTCTGCCTGTAGTTTGCCCGGTTTGCGTCCGGGTCTAACACAATCCATCCCTGCCGCTGGGCGAATCGTACCATGATCCACGCCGCGTGAGCGGGGCCTTCGACCGGCGCCCGGTACGGCTTGGTTCTCTTGATGATGTTCAGCATGGCGGTCTGTGCCATGTCGTCAGCACGGGCGTGGTCTATTCCTGCCCGGATGGCCTGCGATGCGACGATGCCACGGGCACGGGACCAATCGGCGGTGGGGGCGTCTGCGAACATGGTATCGGCTCCTAGTGTGATGCTGCGGTGACTGCCGCAGCGGGTGTAAGGATTCTATCGGCTGGCGGGGGACGGTTCAAGTACTATCTTTTACACTTCACGGCATGGCGTGTTACACTTTCCGCCAGTGCCACGTATGCACAATGCGGCCGGCATCGTCTCGCATTGTCACGGCCATAGTCGCGGGCCTGCCGGCCTGCGTGATTCCCTGCCAGACGTACCGGGCGTATGCCATGGCGGCGGGTAGGTGCGGCTGTCGGCTGGTGCGGTAGCCTGCGATGCGGCGGTGGGCGGTCCGCTGTTCGATCTGACATTCGATGTGGAGCATGGCATGTTCCTGAGTGGTGACGGGGTGGGCATCGTAGCCCCCCCGGGCGTGGGCCCCGGGAGGGTTCACGGCGATCACTCCTTGACTGCGAGCCGTTCGCGATTGGCCACCATGTATGCCGTGATGGCCTGCACGTTGGACGGGTCTAGCAGGCGCTCCCACTGCGAGCGGTAGAGCGTGACCGGGAACCTGCCCAGACCGTAGACCGACAGGGCACCCTTCTCGGAGACTTTGTAACTGATCCTCTGACCGGCGGCGGCGGCGGCCTTCAGGCTGGCCAGTTCGGCCCGGAGCGCTTCCAGTTCGGCGGCGGCGTCGTTGGCGTTGGCGGGGCGGGGCATGGTATCGGCTCCTGAGTGTGTGACGTTCGGCGGTTGCGAAGTTGCCACCGTCGGTCGCCACCATCACCTACAGCGGCGATTCTTTCTTTTTCGTTAGGTTCCGTCGCCGCTGTAGATGGATGCGGCGACCGGCGGCGGCGCGTCAACGTGACGCAAACCCTTGCCCCGCCTGTAGTTGCGGCTGGCATTCTGCCGGTCTTCCCACGGATTCCCCCCTTCACGGGGGTTCCACGTAGGCCCCCCTTGGGGGTGCCTCGTCGGTGCGGACAGCGGTTGGGTTTACCAGTCGGTGCGGACAGCACAAGGAGTTACACCCATGGCTTACAAGGTTGCTACGATCCTCCAGTCTGGCGACGGCAATGCCAAGGTTTCTCACCATGGCACAGAGTACAAGGTATTTACCATCTCTTTGGCGTCGTCTGACTCATCTGGACACAACGCATGTCCTAGGGCATTGCGTAGGTCTGTCATGCAATCCATGCTTGACAAGGGCATGGATATTCATGAGATCGGCCAGTGGGCTAACAAGCGTGGACTGTCTGTCTGCTCTGGGCCATGTGTCACATGGGAGGCGGGGCATGGCAGGACTGACCATGTCAGGGATGCACGCATCAACCTGACCAACTGGCTGTTTGAGAACCCGCGGTCATTCAGGGCCGCACTGCTACGGCAGATGCATGGCCTGACCAAGTATCACACCGGGCAGCAGATTGCCTGCCGGCCTGACCTGGACTCTGACGTCAAGTGGGAGAAGCTCGTCCCGGAGATGTTCGACTACCCGTGGCAGTTCTGGGACTACACCAAGTTGTCAGAGCGGCTGGGCAATGTCCCTGCCAACTACCACCTGACCTACTCCTACAACGACGGCACTACGGCCAAGGACTGGGAGCGTGTCTACCGCACCAAGTCCAGCATCGCTGTTGTATTCGACTCCCTGTGGAATCCATGGGGAAACAAGTTTGGCTATCTGCCGTCCCATTGGCGTGATCCCAACGGGAAGGTTTGGCGTGTTGTTGACGGGGATCGGCAGGAACTTCGGTTCCTTGACCCCACTGACGTCTGCGTTGGGCTTAGGCTCAAGGGAGACGAAGACAAGCGAGAGGATGCCTGCGAGGCTGAGTTTGCCGTGCCGGCGGACCGGGACGGTGTTGGCGACATTCACCCGGCGGATGCGCCGGAGAACTACTACCTTCTGGCTTAGGAGCAGCATGACCGCAGTCAAAAACTTCGCTGACCTGATCGCAGATAATCGCATCACCATCGACTCTGAGTACGTCATCCCCGGCCCGGGGATATCGGAACTCAAGTGGAAGATCAACGTGCTTGTCGATGGCGACAAGGTTCATTCCAGCGAGTACACGGCCGGCATCGCCCACGCCCCCAGTTACCCGGCAATGGTGGCGTATGACGAGTGCCAGACGGGCCTGTGTCTGAAGCATGGCAAGGGGTACCGGCAGCCGCTCAAGCCTGACATTGCGGACGTAATCAGTTCGCTATGCCTGGACGCATCTGCCATCGACTATGCCTGCTTTGAGGACTGGGCCCGGGAGTTTGGCCTAGATACCGACAGCCGGGCAGCGGAGAAGTCCTACCGAGAGTGCATCGACACAGCGTTACGCCTCCGGGCAGCGCTGGGCAGCAAAGCGTTTGAGGAACTGCAAGACCATGCGAGGAGCCTGTAATGACTGACTTCACACATTTCCTGCAAGAGTACCACCGTCAGCAGCAAGAGCGACTGGACGCTACGAAGAACACCCTAAAGTCCACCATCCTCCCTGCCTTGGCTGCGTCTGGCGTTCGCACTGTTCTCGCTGAGTATTCCGGGTACGGAGACAGCGGCGCCATCGACGGCATCTCCTACCTTGGGCAGGACGGCAAGCCTGTGAAACTCACTGGCGATGCGGCATGCATCATGGGGCTGGAGGACGCGCTATACGAGTTCCTGCCGGCAGGCTTTGAGATTAACGAAGGCGGGCAGGGGACTCTGACCCTCAACGTCTCGGATTGCACGGCTGTGCTGCAGCACGGCCAGAACGTGACCGAAGTCAACGAGTCCACTGAGGAGTTCGATCTCTAATGGCCCACGCATATCACCACGCCGTGTCGTCGGCCAAAAAGTATGGCGGTGTTCCGGAGGACTATCTGGAACTCCACCAGTGGATGGATGGCAGCAAGGAACACATGGCAGATTTCCGCCACCGTGCCCTTCGCCATCACAGTGAGGGGATCTACATGATGGAGCGACTGTTTGGCGTGACGATGATTAACTCTGCGGGCAGGGCGGTGCCAGTGAGGTTCATCGGTGAGCAGCACGTGATCGAAGACCTGGGCCGCATCCCAACGGTGGCTGATTGGCTGGGCCAGATTCAGCCGGCTCCGTGGATGCTTGCCCGTGACCGCGTTGCTACCGAGAAAGAGGTGGCCGCATGACCAGCAGTCCACTCATCCGACACTTTACCAACATCAACCCCTGAGGAACCCATGAAACTCCCTACTGCCATCACCAAACTCGTCAACTGGACCGACCGTGACGCCAGCCGCTACGCCCTTGGCGGTGTTCGCATCGGACGCTCGTCCGGGCAGTGCTTTGCCGAGGCCACAGACGGCAGGCGGCTTGCCCTTGTGGAGTGGACCGAGAAGGGTGGAGAGTTTGACGCCATCCTGAGCGGCCGGGAACTGGGCAAGGCTGCCCGTGCTTCCAAGCGGCAGAAGCCTGAGGTCACAGAGAAGGTCGAACGCACGCCGATGGTGATCGACCCATTCGGCCACAAGAGTCAGGCACCGACGGCCACAGTAGCCGTCAACGGGCAGCCTGTCCCAGTGGTGGAGGGTCGCTGGCCCAAGACTGAGGAACTGTTCGACCCGTCCCGCAAGGGAACGCAGACTGCGAAGTTCTCCTCCGCCGGCCTGCGAAACCTGGCCCGCCGGACGCCCGTCAAGGTGGGTGAGACGACGGTCCTGCTGGATGTCAACTACCTCAACGACCTGGCCGACGCCATGGACGCCTGCAACTGCGGCACCGTGACGATGCACGCCAGCGACGAGGGTTCGCAGGTGCTGTGCGAGGGCGACAGCGAGGCGGTCCGGCTGGCTGCGATCCTCATGCCGATGGCAGCCGACTGACCGCGTGGTAAACTGAGTGTGGGTAGCGGTTTCGGCCGCTCCTAGTGGGCCCCCGCCGGGGAAAAAGACTTAAGTACCCGGCGGGGGTTTTTTCGTATCCTGTTCGACACCTGTACGGAGGTACACCATGGACGTTGTGGTTGTCTTCAAGTTCCCAAACATCACGGACCCTGACAGCGACGAAGCGACCTCTGCCGTTGAGTCTCTGTCCATCGATCTCAAGAACGCCGGCATCGACTGCGACACGTGGTTCATTGACGAGGTCATTGGAGAGCCCAGCAAGTGAAGACCATCGTCCACGTTAACCAGCACGTGATCCGCTCCAACCAGAAGACCGGCGAGCGGGAGCCGGTGCTGACTGTGAAGACCTACAAGGACAACCGCTATGCACACTCCGTGCGGATAGACGGGCCCTGTGTTGTGCGATATGAGCCGGATGCCCCGCTCTCCTGCGGTGCCCGGGTGTGGATCGAAACCGATAGCAAGGTGGAGGTGGATAAATGAGCGGCTACTACCACATACGTCTGGACGTTGTCATGCGTGACTGTCGCAACGCGACTGACGCCGTGACGCAACTGATCCGGCTGATGCCTAACAAGCCGGACGAGACGACGGCATTTATGGAGTCATGGGCAGTGGAGTCTGTGTCCGACACCGAGGGGACAATGTTCGACCGCTGCTGTGGTCTTGCTGAGGAAGAACTTGAGGCCATGCTTAGCGCCGCAGAAAGGGATGCCTAGTGCCACGCTCAATCGCTTACCAACTAAGCATCGACTGGGCCATGCTGGCAGAGCAGAAGGAATACCTGCTGCAACTCATCGACGCTGACTGCCGCGCCCCTGCCGGGCTGACCGGGTATGGGCCGTACTGCCGCAGCGATCACCCGTTGGACGGGCTAGTGCAACTGGTAGATGCCATCCAAGACGCCGGAGAGGCTGCCGGCGAGAAGGTCTACAGCACAGAGGAGAACGACGAATGAGTCACACTGCTGGTCCATGGTTTGTGAGCGGCAAGGCTGGGGATGCGTTCGACATCTCCACCGCGCCGCCTGACGAGAACGGTGAGTGCGAGCATGTCATCGCCACGGTGTGGGCCAACCGCCCCTCTCTCCCTGACGCCGCCGACGACGCTCGCCTGATCGCTCTGGCACCGGACCTGATGCACGCCGTGCTGCTGTTCGACTACGCCTGCCATCACGGGGATGGCGAGTGCCTTGAGGCCGCCGTGGCCAAGGCCAGCGAACTGATCACCGCCTCCGGGCAGAAGGCCGCCGAGGAAGAGCAGGAGGAAGACGAGTGAACCGGACCTACGTTGACAACCTGAACCCACACTCCCCTGTCCGCACGTGGGAGATCAGCCCGTGCCTGCGGGAGATCGATCCGCGTGGCGAGCAGGACCAGGTCGAAGCGTTCGATTCCTACGAGGAGGCTGCGCTGGAGGCTAGCGAGAACTATGACATCTATGCGGGCCCGGTTTTCTGGGGCGTGTACATGAACATGCGGCATGCAGTCATCGCGCTCGGCGGCGTCAATCCGACGATCCACGTTCAGGACTTCCCGTCGTTTGACGATGCCCTGTCGTTCGTCACCTGCATCAATGGAGTTCCTGAGATCACCTACCGGGAGGAGGAGGAATGACGCCATCAGAAGCATGGTCCCTTGTGGGCGAAGCAAACGACTTGCTCGCCAAGGTGCGAGAGGCGTTTCCGTGCGAGCGGTGCGATGGAGAGGGCGAAGACTACCCAGGCCACATCTACCACCCGTGCTACGAATGCAATGGGACCGGGCACCAAATCCCTGAGGAGGGCGAGTGACCAACGAGCAGTTCATCTTCGCCAACTTCAAGGGGCATGACTGGACTGATCTCGGCGTCAACGGCATTGCCCCGTACCGCGTCTGGCGGATTGCTGGCAGCCGTCGGCGGCGTGTGATGGGGTGGAGCGACTGGAAGTTCTCTGGACCCACGCCGGAGAGGATTCCGCAGGTGATCTTCATGGTCACCAAGGAAACCATGGACCCCATCCAGAAGTTCCTAAAACTGCGTGATGCAAAAGAGTTTGCGTACCTATTGGCCACCGGGCAGGAGTATCAATGACCAACCAAGAACGTGCCGACTCAGCGGCCCGCGCATGCAAAGTGTTCGCCAAAGACTGCGGACTGGACTACGACGAGGAGTTTGACTCCGTAGTAATCGACCTTGTGGCCAACATCATGCACCTATGTGACCGTTATGCGATGGATCCCATTCGCCCAATCGAAATCGCCAAGGGCCACTTTGTTGCCGAACAGGAGGACACATGAGTCTTGATTGGTCTACCGCGAAGTGCGACCCGCCTCTCCCGCGTGATGAGCAAGACCGTAACGACAGGACTGCCTTGATATGGGGCAGCATGTCCGTCGGGCTTGGCAGCATCACCAAGTCCAACGTGGAGGAGTGGGTATGGCGGATGTGGCATCAGAACAAAACCATGGAGGACATCTACCTTGGCGAGTCCACAACGCCAGACGATCTCCGTAAATGGGTGACACGCTGGATTGGGCTGACAACCAACGCGCCCAATCAGACGCGTGCCCAATGGCTCAAGCGAGTAAGCGAGGCAATGGCCCGTGAAACAGACCGAGAAGTCCGACAGAAGACAGCTCAGTCCGTGTGAGTGGGGCCGGCATGAGTGGGTGGATCGTCCATCCACTCGCCGGCCGGGGTGGGTGGATACACGCTGCCGCACGTGCGGCAAGCCGCTGGGCCTGCGCCCCGGCGACAAGGACACATTACCAAGGGCCGGGCAGCGCGGGCCCGGCGGAACGTGGAGGGGAAATGCCGACGATTGAATGGACTGCCGACCAGGCTGAAGGCGTTCGGCAAATGATCTTGGACCGCATGGATTACCTGCGAGAGCGAGAGGAAATGTGGCGCCAAAGGGGCACGCCCACGGTGGGAGGATCGTTGGCAATGATGCAAGACCTGCGTGACATCCTTACAAAACTTGAGGCTGCCTATGCCAGCGATTGAACTCACCAAAGAACACGCCGAAGTGCTTAGCGAGTGGATCTCATCAGAGATCGCCCGCACGGAGAACGTGCTGTGGATTGAGTCACGCATCGGCCGGATCGATGACGACCACCTCCAAGAGCAACAGCGGCTGGCGCTGTTCAGGGACATACTTAACTCCCTGCATGAGGTGACTGATGCCATATCCTGATAGCGAATACCCCAGCATTCTGCGTGGGCGTGACAAGCGGCAGTCGCAGAGATTGCTGGCTGCGGCACCCAAACTTCTGGCCGCCGTGAAGGAAGCTTATGGTTACGCTCAAGACACTAAGGAGCGGTTTATAGATCACTGGGATGGAGAAGACCAAGCTTCGTACGAATCGTTGTGCGATGCATGCGAGGCCGGCATCGCCAAAGCAGAAGGGAGGGATGGATGAAGTACGAGCAAGGCAAGAAGTACCGCGTCATCAAAGAAGGGGCTCACCTTAGTGGCATGCGCCCCGTGGCGCCGTACGTGCAGCAAGGTTGGGCACTTACTTTGCCCGTTGGCATGGTCATAACATGCGAAGGCATGTCCATGACACGCGGCGATGGTGTGCTGGCATTGAAGTGGAGCGATGAGCAGGGGCAGCACCTGGCCTCCGACTGTTTGTTCAGCCCAGTGAAGGGCGACATCATTTGGGGCGGCAACTTGCCAGCTGATGGTTTCCTGGAAGAAGTTGCAGAAGGGAGGAACTGATGGCAGCGATCCAAGGCAAGTGGTATGCGGCATCCAACGGGCATGACGCCTACCCTGCTGACCCAGAAACTGTGCGGTTTGTCTATGCAACCCAGCCAGATGGCGAACGCTACATCGTCGCTAAAGTATGGGCGGACGGAGATGACTTTGAGTCCAACGCCAGGCTAGTCGCCGCTGCGCCGCAGTTGCTGGCAGCGTGCAAACGTATGATGGGCCTGATTCAAGACATCGACCGGGCACTGGGCAGAAACCCTGGCCTGATCTTTGATGCCATGGCGGCTATTCAACAGGCAGAAGGAGTAAAGCGATGGCCCAGAAAGTAGAACTCCGCTACATCGAAGACCCGGGCCACGGGTGGGCTGAGGTCCCAGCATCACTGGCTAAGGCTCTTGGAATTGGCACCGACTTCGCGTACCGCGACGACACGCTGTACCTGGAGGAGGATGCCGAGATGCAGATCCTGGAGGCCGCCCTGACAAGCCATGGCTATGACTGGTCATACGTTGGCCACTACGTGGACGACTTCGATGCGTGGCTGGATGGAACTGAGTGGCCAAACATTCCCAAGGAAGGGAGGTCCGATGCATGACGCTGAGCTGGTAGTGCTGATCGTCCGGCTGATTCTGGTGCTGGCAGGCAAGCTGATGCTGGCCATCAACTGAGGTTTTGCCCGTGCCTGAGTGACGTTTTGGCGACTTTGGTCGCTTGGTTTTATTGATCGCCGTAGCCTCGCCGGTACGGCACTGACTTGGTTTGCCCAGTCGGCAGCGTGCTGACTGGGTTTTCTTTTTTCTAGGAGGCTCTCATGACTGGCCTGATTGTCCACGCTGGCGGCAAGGTTGTTGACCGCAACGACATCGACGCTGTCCCCGTTCCGGGCAGCACTCACACCTGGACCCCTGTCGCCCACGGTGACGTCGTCCGCATGGTCGAACGCTCCCTCACCAGCAGCGGCATGGAGATCACCGACTCGTCCTTCGCCCTCGCTGCCGGCGGGGCCCGGATGTTCGGCGTGATCACGCTGGGTGGCGGCACGGACTATGCGACCGTCGTCGGAGTGCGGAACTCCCATGACAAGTCCTTCCCCGTGTCGTTCTGCCTGGGCTCGCGGGTGTTCGTCTGTGACAACCTGGCCTTCTCCGCCGAGGTTGTCGTCAAGACCAAGCACTCCCGCCTGGTGCTGGACCGCCTGCCTCGCCTCGTCAACGAGGGGGTTGCCAAGCTGATTGACCAGCGTGGCAACCAGCACAAGCGGATCGAAGCCTACAAGACCATTGAGGTCAAGGGGCTTCCGCACCTGCATGACCTGACGCTGCGGGCGTACCGTGCCGGTGCCATCCCGGCCCGTGCGATTGCAGATGTTCTCAACGAGTACGACAGCCCCCGTCACCCTGAGTTCCAGGAGCCCACCCTGTGGTCCTTCTTCAACTCTGTGACGGAGGTTCTCAAGGAGTACGGCGATCTGCCCCGCCGTACGCAGCGGCTGCACGGCGTGGCCGATGCGGAGTGCGGCAGTGTTCTTCTCGCGGTCTGAGTTTTTCCATCCCCCAAAGCAAGGAGGTTCCCATGGCTAGGCGTTATGACAAGACGGCGTTCATTGCGGCGTACCACCAGGCGTACGTAGAGGGCAAGACTGCGGAGCAACTGGCGACGGACTTGAACGTCCCCGCTGGCACAGTTCATAGCCGTGCCCACTACCTGCGCGACAACGGCCTTCGCATGCCACGCTTGCGCCGCAAGTTGGCGGCGAAGCCGGTACAGGTGCGAGAGCCTACGCTGGGCGATGAGCTGGAGTTCGACACGGCGTTCCTGCACAAGCCCGTCAAGGTGCTGGTGCATCAGCCCGTCACGTTCACCATCACTGTCACCACGGAGGGAGTCGATGCTGCCGTCTAGGATTGTCCTTGACCTGAGCCCAGGGGAGTTTGCCTATCTGCTCCGGGTAGTGGAGCGTGACATTGTCGATGCCCAGGAAATCCTGTTGCTGGAGGAATGCGACTCCACTCAGGACGAGCTTGGACATGCAACGCGGATGCAGCGGCTGTTGAAGAAGGTGGAGCAGACGCAGGTCTACTACCACTGATCGGTGCGTGGTAAAATCGATTCCTCTGGAGGGCCTATGGATTTCTCATCGATCTCACATGACGACTGCATGCACAAGGTTTCCATGGAAGTTGCCGACGAGTTGCGGGAGTCACTCCGCAACTTGTATCTCGGCATGTACCAACGGTGCGAAACCCTGGACGGCGCCATGCCAAACGTGGTGCTGACAGGGCTTTCGCTCCTGTGGTTGGAGTCCGTACACGCCGTGTTTGGCACGGCCGATTACGAGACTGCCATCACCCTTCTCAAGAGCATTCGCCCCTCTGAGAAGGAGGTTTCCATGGAGATGAAGCGAGCCGCCGGGGACTTCCTCCGTCGGTCGCGTTGGCTGCCTAAGAAGCGGAGGACCAAATGAGGTACCAGGAATACATCATCGGCCGTGAACTGGGGCCTCGTCGCTATGACTTGCGTCAGTTTAGCGTGCCGGTCCACCAGGTTGACGGCAAGTGGGTCCCGGCCGGCGAGCCGTTTGAGGAGACGCACCTGACGGACCACCTGGCAATGATGATCTCCGTCGATGAGTTCCAGATCCACACTGACAACACGTGCGGCAAACTTGACGACATGCCGTGCCCGGCCGGGTGGAAGGTTATGACCCGCGAGTGGCTGCCAGACGACTACACGCCACCCACCCAGGAGGAAGTTGACAAGCGCACAAAAGACGCCATGGACAAGCTCCGTGAGATGGGGGTATGGCGTGATCCATCCTGAGGTTGTGTTCGCCATGATCGTTGGGGTTCTGATCTTCTTTGGCACAACACCGAGGCACTGATGAGCAAGGTCTGGGGTTATGTACGGGTCAGCACTGACGACCAGGAGAACTCTGCCCAGAACCAGGTGGAGATGATCAAGGAGCGGGCGGCCAAGGAGGGCCTGCCCCTCGCCCACATCTACGTGGACGAGGACGTCACCGGGAAGATCCCGCTCCGCAACCGCCCGCAGGGCCGGCTGCTGTGGGACGCTATGGAGCCCGGCGACCTGCTGTTCTTCTTCCGCGTGGACCGCACGTTCCGGTCAGTGCGTGACGCTACCGACACGGTCCATACCTGGCTGGACAAGGGCATCAGCCCCGTGATCTTGGACCTGGGGATCGACCTGCGGACGCCTGCCGGCCGCCTGTTTTTCCACCAGCTCGCCTCTTTCGCTGAGTTTGAGAGGGAGATGATTGGCCAGCGGGTACGTGAGGTCCAGTCTTATTTAAGGAAGCACGGGCTGCCACGCGGGAACCGCCCTTACGGCTGGCAGCGTGACCGTCCTGGCAAGGGGGCGAAGTTCGTCCCGCTTGAGTCCGAGCGTCAACTGGCTGAGCGGATCGTTCGGATGCACGCGGACGGGACGCCTTACTCCCGGATTGCTTGGGCACTGATGCGGGAGAGGGTGACGAAGCCTGGGAAGAAGTGGACCGACGCCGGGAAGGGCGTGTGGTATTCGACGTCCGAGATCCACGGGCTGGCCACTGCTCATGCTCAGGGATTCCCAATCGTCCCGCGACGTCACGTGCGAGTCGGCGGGACGCAAGACTTGCCGAGCGAATGTTGAGCGAGAACTGCTCGCTCATGTCAACGATCCTGGCCTTGTCGATGAACCGGGCCTCCGCCATTTCCCGGTCTCTCTCCGGCATACCTGAGATTGCCTCGCCAAGGTAGTCCAGTTCGTCTGTAACGCCCGTTGCGGCCTCAGCCGCCTCCATCCCCACCCTCTCGCCGGGAGCCCGCGTAAGCCTCCGTATGGCCTTGAGCATGGCATTCAGGATGGCACGGGCAAAGTACCGCTTGGGGTAGGGTAGGAGGGCCGGGTTGTAGGTGCGGGCAGCCCGGCACATTGCCAGGTATCCCTCGCCCTCAAGGTCCGGTATGAGCGCACCCCGCTGCCATGCCGGGCGGCTCTGGACGAAGTAGCGGGCCGCCGTTGCGACCAGGTCATAGTACTCAGTGACGAGCTGCTGCTGCCGCTTGGAGAGCTTGGATCGCTTGCTCATGGTGTTCCAGTCTGGCCTGAGTCTTACTCACAAACTCAGGCATTCCCTCCATGGCGGCAGCAATGAGCGCCACCTTGGCGTGGATCGACATGGCCCACGGGACCACGGCGATCAGGACAGTCAATGCGATAACCATCTCGTCAGTACTCATCACTCACACCCTCCGCTATCAACTCCAACAATCCACCCGCCGCCTCGTCTGGCAGCTTGTCGTTCTTGCAGTCTGACATGATCCTGCGGACGGCGTCCGGCCACTCAGCAGGAAGAAACTGGTAGACCCACGCCTCGTCCTCAGAGTATGCCGTCAGCCTTATCAGCGTTTTGGTTTGCACTGCCCGTCTGGGCAGGCCTCCACTCGCTCCGTACATGGGCAGTTCGTCCAGTTTTGGTTGTCGCCGGTCCTTACCTTCCCAGTGCCCTTACATTGAGGGCAGTTCGGCAGCGGGGGCTTGGGGGTTGGCTTGGCTTCTTCCATCTGGGCGATGATCGCAGCCTGCGTGGCGATGATGGCGATGTAATCAGGCGTGTTGTCGTCCCAAAACATCAGATCCTCCCTATGGTGCCCAGGTCTGGGAGCGTGTTGGGAGGGAACCCCTGAACGTCTGAGTACGCCCACATGTCCTCGCCCTCCACGCACGCGGCGTACCCGGCGTCGTCGGTGACGATCATGCCTGGGATCTGCGGCGGGTAGTCTGCCGGCCAGTTGGGCACTGGCGTGTTCCACGCCGCCCAGCTGTTGGCTATGAACCACACGCGGAACGGCCAGAAGGTGTGGGTGTCGTCATAACCAACCGTAGCCATATCATGGGCCCAGCCCGGCGAGCTACGCGGGTGAATGTTCTTGCTGCCCGGCTTGTTCGACCACGCCGCCATCTGGCCAGAGTGGATGCCGTACCCATTGAACAGGGCGTCCATCGCATCGTCCATGGTCTTGACCAGGGCGATAGACCCAACCTTGTTGCGATTGCACAGCGACTGTACCGCTGGCGGTACACCGCCGTTCCTGCCCCACCTGGTTCCGATCTGGCCGTCGTAATTTGTCAGGTCAACGACGCCAGGGAAGTGATCCCGCGCGAGGAAGCCGACGTCACGCTCAAAGCGGCTGGCCCTGGCCGGCGACATGCCCTCACCGCCGTGGCCCCTCGCTCCGTAGGTTGGCTCAGTCGCGGTCCTCTTGAACCAGGAGAACGGCTCGCCCTTCACCAGCAGCGACACGGCCCTGGTGCAGTCCCGTGCGTTCCGGCTTCCATGGGAAACACAATCTCCAACGGTTTGTCTTTCCGTGAAGGCACGCGGGTCCAGCTTTAGCACGTACCCCCAGAGCATGGCACGCTTGCCCTTGCCTGACCCAGGCGAAGAGAAGAACCGCACCGGGTTCGTCGCCAGGAACTCTTCCTTGTCTCGCGGCGAGGCGATGTACCCTGCGAATCCGCCGGCCTCGTACGCCCTGACAAGCTCTGCCGAGCTGTTGAACAGGTCCTCATCTTGCGGCATCGGCAACCTCCCCAAGGGCCGCAGCGAGTGCCGCCTTCTTGTCCGCCGTCATGGCCACATCGTCCTTGCCGATGGCCTTGATGAGCACCTCTTCGATGGCTGCGTCCAGGCCGGGGTACTTGCCTGGAAGGTCCGTTCCCTTGAAGGCCAGGTCCAGTGCGTTGGCATTTGCCTGACGCCACCGACCTACCGTTGTGATCACCCCGGTATCCCTGTGAATCACATCGCCCATTGCGGCGTAGTACGCACGGACCCTGGCCCTGTCCTGCTTGCTGGCAGACTGCAGGATGGTGGCAATCTTGCCTCGCTCTACCGGGGCAATGACGGTCTTCTGCGGAATGAACGCGACCACCAGGGCGACGGCGGCAACGACTGCCAGCACGTGCTTGAAAAACACGGCGGGGGTCAGCTCTTTGATCATCGGCCACGCGTACACAAGGGCCACAAGCGCCGCCACGCCCAACGCCGCCATCTGATAGGGGGTCATACAAGCACCTTGCTGCTTTCCTCTAGGATGCTGGATGGACTGATAAGCCCCCAGCCGTACAGGTGGTCATGGCCAGGGTCGCCGGCATCCACGCTGGTGTTCTTCAGGACCGCCCTGGCCTTCGACCCGTCGCGTGGAGTCGGCATCTGCGGCCACGCCAACGCCAGGACGCCGGCCACAAACGGCGCAGCCATGCTGGTGCCAGACAGCGTCGCATATCCACCACCAAGCCAGCAGGATGTGATCTCCTCGCCCGGCGCAGCGACGTCAATCTCACGGCCTCGGCAAGAGAACTCGCATACCCCTCCGTGGCGGCCGACAGCGCCAACGGCAATGGTCTGGTCAAATGCAGCAGGGTAGCTGACCTTGCCGCCGTCATTGCCAGCGGCGCACACCATGATCACCCCAGCATCGTTTGCCGCCTGAACGGCTTCCGCGATGTAGGGTGTTCGGATGGGGGCCCCAAGGCTCATCACCAGGATGTTGCATCCCGCCTCAACGGCGTAGGCAATCGCCTTGCCAACGGCCTCCAGCGACCCTGAGCCGTTGTTGTTCAGCACCTTGCAGCTGATGATCTCCACCCGCGGGGCGACTCCAGTCATCGGACCGCGGGCGGCAATGATGCCGGCTACGTGTGTTCCGTGGCCGTTGGTGTCCGACGCCGAGCAGTCCCGGGTGAAGTTGCGGTGCTCCTTCACCACGCCCTGGAGGGCAGGATGACTGTCGTCTACCCCAGTATCAAGCACGCCCACCCGCACGCCGGCCCCCTGGTGACGACTCCAGAGGGCCGGCAACCCGTACGCGGATATTGACCAGTCCAGGCCAGAGGAGGGCAAGGCCTGTGCGACTGCTTCCACGCGGTACGGGGGCAGGTGAACAATCATCACTCATCCCTGGACACAAGGACACGGATGAGTGATGTGACGATTGGCGCCACCACGTTCAACAGGATCGGCAGGGCGATCCCAAGGCTCTGGATCTTGGCAAGATCCTCCTGGGCCTCGGCCTCCGTGATTTCCTGGGCCTGGGCCTGGAATAACGGGAAGGTTTCGATGATTGGCAGCAGGGCCTTGGCCACCTGGTAAACGATCTCCAGCTTCTCCGACAGGCCGGCGTCGCTCCAGCGGGCGACGATGGTGCTGATCTCTCGGAGGACGCTGACGTTCTGCAGGAGCCACCGTACGACGACAAACTTATCTAGCATTCTTCCTCCGTTCGCAGGCGATTGCGACAATGGCGTGACCCGCAATGTCCATGAGGGTCTTCTGTCTAGTAATTGTCTCCAGAGGCCCCCTTAGCCGACGAGATTTCTCACCGATGCGGGCCGCCTGGTAAAGCCACGGTTCGATGCCTTCCCGCTCCACGCCAAGGGCGTTCTCCAGGGGGTCTTCGCCGCACCCGTAGTAGTTCCGCTTCCTGGTAAGCAGCAGGTACAGCTCGTCGCACAGGTCCCGGTACGGGTCACCAATGGACGTCTCGGCTGGCTCCGACAATTCGCCCGTACTCTGCCCAGAAGGAGGCTGTGTGGGGGTCCTCGTCGTCGGTACACAGGTAGGCGGTTCTAGCGTGTGCCCATTCTTCACAAAGCGTGTCAATGAAGCAGTCGGCGGTACATGTGTTGGCAATGCAGATGACCCCACGGTTTTCCTCCTCGTTAAACTCAAAGTACCCCAGCATGTCCGGCATCTTCGCCGGGTGTTTCAGGTAGCACCTCAGCGGGAACGGCACCGGGAACTTGGCCTGGGCCCACCTCCGGAAACGCTTGAGAAGCAGCCTCCGCCAGTCTGAGTGCGAACTCATAAACCCGCTCCAGCGGTAGGGTCACAAGCCATGGCGCCCGGCTCTTGCGGTGCAGAACCACCGGCACCTTGCCTGAGGCATCCTCAATGGCCTGCTTCACCCACGCCCTGACGGCCTCCTTCTCAACGAACTTCACTTCCCAGTGGATTCCAGGGATGTCTACCTGGATGTCGGCCGACGACGGCCCCCCTTGGTATTGCACTCCGCGGCGGGAGCGCACTCCGAAAGCGACCGACACCGCTTTTGCGGCCTCACGCTCGCCCCTCTTGCCCTTGTTTCTCTGGGATCGGCTCATACCAGCTTCACAAACAGAGGGCCGTTGGGGCCTACGTAAGCACCCAGGGTATTGAAGCTCAGGTACTCGTCGGCCTCCTCGTCTGTCATGCCGTCGTCCATGAGGATCTGACGGCACTTGTCCATGTCATACACAGCAACCACCGGGTGGTGATGGTTCTGTGTGTAGCCGATGTATGCCTCGGCCAGGCCGTCAGCCAGAAGGGCTTCCGGGTTTTCATTCGACAACTCATCCATGAGATCGTTCCTGATGGCAATCATGGCTTCCTGCTCCAGCTCAGGTTCGCCTCGCGTTCGTTGATGTAAAACGCGTCAGGCTCTTGTGGCTCGTAACCCAGGTGCTTCTTCATCCGTAAAGAAGCCAGGTACGCCGGGTCATAGTTATCCGGATCAGACTGCTGCTTGGCCCAAAGAACTGCACTTTTGTTCAGGTCCGGAATACTACCAGCGACGCCGCCTGAATGCAAAACGCGGTGGCAGCGGTCGCAGAGCCGGAGGTAATTTCGATAGTCATGCTTTCGTCCTGCGCCGCCCTGAAGGTGATGGACCTCCAGCCTCCTGCGGCCATCGCTCTCCGGCCACCAGCACACCGCACAGCATCGGTGCAGCTGCACCCACTCGCCGCACTCGCGTCGCTCCTTGGCTGTCATCCGTGCCATTTTCGCTCTCTCCCTACACCCCTTCCCTGCTGAAGAGGCTGGGATGCCCTTCAGGTGAGCCAGGTGGCTACCCGCACCAGCCTTATCGTTAGGCCTTCAGCTATCGACCAGGACGTAGGGGGTTCGCAGGATCAAGTACCTGCCCGTTGCCTGGGGTTTCGCGCTGGTGCGAGTTGACTTGCGAGGACTAGCCTCTCCTGCATAGGCAGGCGTTTGTTTAGGCTCGCGCTTTTGGTTAACGGCCGGCGGGTGCTGCGAGAAAATGAACCGCCTCAGACACTCCTGTATCAGCGGCCAGAGTTATGGCAACTGCTTTTCCAGTTCGTTGAGTCTGGCCCGCAAACTACCGCATTGGGCCTTCTGCTCGGCCAGTGCGTCCTCCAGGTCGCGAACGCGGAACTGAGCTTCGCCCAGGGCACCAGCGGCTATCTTGAGCAGGCTCCGCGGGTCATGGTCCGTGGCGAACGGATCGTTGTAGCACTTGAGCAGCAGTGTTATTAGCGACTCTGTCGTCATATGCACCTCTCCACGGGCACCTTAGGGTGCGGAATGTCATACATCTCGTTGCCCATGACGCGCACCTCGGCGGCGTCAACATGCACCACCTGGCCGTCAGCAAAATGTTGCACCACCCACACGCTGTTAAGGTGCGGGCCGTAGTCAATCACAAGCAGCGCAAAACCCTCGCCAAGTGGCGTGGCAACCCAGATCGGAGGGTTCAGCTGCAGGATCACTTGACGCCCCGCATGGCGTTGATCTCACGGCATGCAGCCGCGGCGGAGTGGGCATAGCAATCGATCACGGTATGCAGGCGCTCAATCTCCGCGGCAGCGTCCCGCAGCAGATCGGAGCGATCAATCGCTCTGGCCTGCGTTACGCTTTCACGCAGCCTCCGTGGCAGCACGCTGCGCCCATTGGACTTCAGCAGGCGAGACTCCTGCCTCAGAGATTCAATGGCCAGCGCCGCTTCGTCCAGCAGGTCGCTAACCGGGACCGCGCTTGGCGAATGTACCCACCTACGCAGACGCTCAACGATGTCCCCAGTCATATGTGAACCTGTCGCCTTTCCGTCGTTTTTGGCATACGTTCTGGGGTCATGTCGCTTGCGGCGACATTCGTACTATGCAGCACTCGCCAGCGTCTGGCGGCCGTGCGAGTCGGATTCTGGCTGGCGGCGGGATGCTATCAGGAACCGCATATTCACTGGTTCTGCGTTACCCAATCCCGAGTGTTTTGAATGCGATCTTCCGCAGGTCGTCAATGTGCCGCTCGGCCG